TAAATCACAAAGATTACCCATGTTATCTTTAGGCTTACATCCTGCCGTTAGTAAGGATGGTGGATTGTTTCCAAATCCCAATGGTGCCGCAATTTTAAATTCGTCACCAGTTGAGTAAATTGAACCCATAAAAACCGTTGTAGGTTGTATATCAATATTTGCCTCATCTCTAAGGTCAAAGTCAATACGACTAATTGAAGATTGACAAATTTCAGGTTCACCCCAAAAAGGCGCAACTTCGAAAACTTTTGTGATATTAACAATTTGAGGGAGAGTATCTAAATCTGATGAAGTTCTAAAAGTGTTTCCTGCGACTTGTGCTTCTGTAGCACGACCGATTCTAATTAAATCTTGTGGTGTAAGGGAAAATTCCCCAATATCACTAAGGTCTAAATCCATAACAATGGTTTGTTGCCCCACAGGGACTCCCAATATCATGAAATCACCACTTTCATTTGTCTTAACGGTAAATTTGTAATACTTGTCGTAGATATCCACAACAACAGGGTCTTCTAAAACATCCTCCCTTGAGGGGAATGTTCCTGTGGCTGCGTGAGTAGAATATGATTGTAAATAAGGTAGAAGATTAAATCTATACCCATCAACATTTTTATCATTAGGTTGAGTATACGGATATAATTCAACAATCCTGTCATTAAGAGAATCAACCTCACTTATGGGTATAAAAATCGAAACTTTCGAATTGGGTATGCCGAATCCACTATTTGCTACAACTCTACCTACGACAACACCAAAATCAGCACAGTCTCGAGGATAAACATCATTCTGTGAAATCTGTAATGATAGAATTTCTAAGAACTCAAAATCTTGGTCTAATTGAAATGTAAGGTTTCTATCTACTCCAACTTTTGTGTTTATTCTAAATGATTGTCCCATTCAAGGTTTTAATGATAAATATTTATGGTGTTTTTTTTTGAAAAAAACAGTTTTACTTAAATAAAATATACCCCGATTGGAAATTAAATAAAGGTGTTAAGAAAAAGAAACATTTTGTAAGTTTTTAACCCTCACAACAATATCTTTTTGAGGATATCTAACTTGATATATCTGATTTGGCTCAGCAAAAATTGTGTCATCAACTGGTTGTATAATCCGTAACTCGGGGTCCGAATATGCCATTGATGTTTCCGATGAAGAATATTGTCCACCAACTTTGTTTTCGATTGTAATATCAGCAACTGTAATAACACCTGTAGTACCTTGGACAATACTTCTAAGTTGGGATAGGTAAACATTTCCACCCAATTCTCTACTAAGTGGATTAAAGTAATCCGATATTCTATTTACAACTTCTGAAATAATTTGTCCTGAGTTTTGTGTTGCATCCAAAACCACTGACAAATCAACACCTAAATCAATCACATCCGCAGTTGTCACTTGAATGTAGTCATTTATCATACGATAGTTTGACAAATAATTGGCAACATTTTGTCTAAGTGTATTAGAAACAATATTAGTTAATTTACCTGAAGTGTCATACGATAAAAGATTAATTAAAATCTTATTATTATTTTCAGTAATAGATACTTTTGCGGGAGCACCAAATTGACTTGGCATATTTCTCAACAATGATTCGTAATCATTAACTGTCACCGCTCTTTTTTGTGCTGAGAAATTAAATGATACATAGTTTCTAACTTCTTCGGTTGTGGGAACATTTGACCCACCAATTGCTGCGGTAGGATTATTACATCTTAATGAATTGATTACCGAACTGTTAATGGTTTGTGAGGGTCCATTCACAAAAAATGAAACAGTTCCAATTTGATTAATAACATTTGTACCAATGTTAGTTGCCAATCCACCACCGATTCGGTATTGTACAAATAGAGTTGAGTTTGGAATCAAAGTTGAACCGAGTGAAAAGTTATTAGATAAAGATTGTAAATTGACTGGTGTACCCAAGTTTGTAAACGCATTCAATTGGTCTTGTGCCGAAGTTGTTCCACCACCAAAAGTTAACTTTAAAAACCCTTCAGGCGTATATTCAGTAATAAATCTGTTGTTAGTTTGAATATATCTACCAACTTTAAGACCTGGTTGGTCAGAAACTTTAGTGGGGTCTTCAATAAAAACTCTGTCTTCGGCAAGTGCGTCGACTTCTAATAATCGGTTTTCTAAACCAATAAATTCCGATGCTGTTGGAACATTTGTGTAATTGGTTCCTGATTTTTGCAGAACACTGGTAACCCCCAATACATTCTTTTCGGGCAGAAATAATTCAAAAAATGGTCTGACATCACTCGCATTAATAACTCTTTTGAATACTTTAGTAATACCATTAACAACAAGTTCTCTTTTAGTGATTGTATAATTAATTAAATTTCCGTTAGCATCAAAGTTTGGAATTTTCGTTCTGTTTGGAAATCCCGAACTATTATATGGGGAGGCAAAATCCACATCATTTTGATTTTCAAATGCAATTCCGGCCCCAAAGACCTGAGAACCTCTTGTCAATATACCAAGATATCTTTCATCTTCTTTATCACCAAAAGCAGGTACTGTAATCGAATAATCAACCAATGCTACTGATGGTCTTTGACCTGGAATCTTAAGACCATATGTTCTTGCAATATTATAAATTGATGACCTTTGTTGTGCAAATTGGAGTACTGTTTCTTGAATACTCCTATCAATGTTATAATGTAAGTTATCGGCAACAGCAGCATTTAAATCTAAAAACACCGAGAATACTGACGCATCGTTAAAATCTTGAATTAGTTCAGGGTAATAAGACCTGACATAATTTTGTAATTCGATTCTAATACTTTCGTAATCTCTCGCAGTATAGGAAATTCTGTTGTTAGCCATATAATCTTAAATATTCAGTATGACAAAATCACTTTGTGCAAAAGTGTTGTTATCCACAGCATAATCAATTCTTACCTTTGCGGTATATTCCGAAGTACCTTTACCAGGGACTTTAAAGATATTATCTCGATTTTGACCAGGTAATGGTTCACCTTTTGCCAACGGAACTTCTTCAGAAGGGTCAGCAGGTTCAATCGTGATATTATTAATTAATAAATTTGGCATGAATTGTTCTACAGAATCACGAATGTCCGCTTCAATAGCATCGAAGGTTAAACCATCAAAAGGCTCAAATAAAAATTCATACAATCTTGTACCAAAAGTTGGTAGATAATACCTCGAACCCTTTTTAGTTAATAATAAATGAATTAAATCACTTCTAATTTGTGCAAATTGTGTTTCAGTTAATAATAGAAAATCCCCTTTCGGCGAATCCTCAAAAGGAAATGCTAATCCATATGTAACACCTTCAGCCATATCAGATAAATATACCCTTGTTTTTTTTATAAGAAATGAAAAAACCCGACACTTTCGTGACGGGTTTTTCATTCAATACAATAATATCTCTCAATTATGCCTCACAAGCCACGCAGTGAAGGTCATTTAAGTTCAATTTCTTTCTAGCAAAAGCTTGAGCAGAATTCATTGAGTGCTGATAATAGAGTGTTTTAACACCCAACTGCCACGCGTCAATCAAAAGTTTATTCACATCTTTAGTAGGCATGTCAGGTGATATCATCAAGTTTAAAGATTGTGATTGGTCAATATAATCTTGTCTGATTGCCGCTTGGTTAATAATAGTAGATTGGTTAATTTCAGAAAAAGTTCGAAACACTTCTTTTTGCTCATTAGTCAAAAACTCAAGGTGTTGAACTGAACCATCATGTTTTTTGATACTCTCCCAAGTACTTTTGTTATCTTTACCTAAGTCCGCCAAAAGTCTTTTCAAAACAGGGTTTTTAATAGTTACCTTCAATTTTGCAACATCTTTGACATAACAATTAGACCAAATTGGTTCAATTGATTGAGATACTTGTCCTAAAATAAATGCTGAGGAAGTTGTTGGTGCAATCGCATTTAAAGTAACATTTCTTCTACCATATCCGATTAAAGTTTCGGGTTCACCAAAAATTTGAGCTAATTCTTGAGATGCTTTGTAAGATTTATCTTTGATTAATTTGAAAACTTCGACATTCAATCTTGCGGTTTCCCTACTATCGAAAGGTAGATTTTTAGATTGTAGTAATGAGTGCCAACCTAAAACACCCAATCCAAGAGCTCTTTGTCTTTTGGCAAAGTTATACGCTTTTTCAAGGTAAAAGAACGCCCTTTGTCCTTCGATAGTACCACTGTTTCTGATATTATCGATTTTATCAATAAACTCTGAAACAACAGCATCTAAGAAATATACCATCATCTCAACCGCGTCGGTGTCTTTCCACTCTTCATAATGCAAAAGATTCATCGAAGAAAGAACACAAACAAAAGACTCTTCTTCTGAATTGTGGAGAGCAATTTCAGAACAAAGATTAGAATTATAAATCTTCATATCTTTGTCTTTGTAAACCTCAGGCGCCTTATTGTTCACAGTATCTGTAAACATAATGTAAGGGTAACCAATTTCCCCTCTTCTTTGAATTACTTTTGCCCATGTTGCTCTTTTTTGTTTATCCCCAGCAATCATCTTTTCCATGAATTCATCAGTTACAGTCACTGCGTGAGTTAGGTCTTGAATTGGAAACCCTTCAGTTCCGATTTCTAAAAACTCTTTAATATCAGGATGTTCAATTGGTAGGTATGGTGAAAAACGACCTCTGCGGGTAGAACCCTGTGATATATTATCAACAACACTTTGAAACAAATTCATAAAATGAACCGCACCAGGAGCATGTCCATTATCTGTAATCTCCGCACCTCTTCCACGAATGTTACCAAAATAGCCAGATGTACCACCACCCATTTTACTCATTTCTCCAACTTCAGCTTGAGTGTACAAAATTGATTCGATGTTATCTCCAACATTTGAACCAAAACAACTTACGGGTAGCCCTCTTTTTTTACCAAAGTTCGCCCACACAGGTGAAGATAAAGAATACCAACCTTTACCCATATACTCATAAAATTTATCTGCGAATCCATCGATACCGAGCAGAGTTTCTGCGTGGTCACAGATTGTTTTAATTCTTTCAAGTGAATCTTCACCATCACTCAAGTATCCACGACGGAGAAAAGTAATGGACTCCTCGTTAATCCAATCGAAAGGTTTTCTATCTTCCATTATCATTAGTTTTTATTATTAGAATAAATCATTTAAAGTTATTGATTTTGATTTTTTGCTGTAGTTAATACTTCTTTTATTAAAAAAGTCTGTGTGTTTTGTTGTTAAAATTTCATCATCAAACCATTCGGTAGTTTCTAACATTTTCTCATCAACTGAGAAAACATTATCTATACCAATAGCATTCAATGATAGATTGAATCTGTGTTTAATAAATTCAATTGTCTGTTGTTTGGTTAAAAAATCTAAGTCACCGTATTCAAAAATCCAATTTACTATCTCCTCTTCAGCCTCAAAAGCTTCTTTGGAGGCATCAATTAAATCGGAAATCAAATCTTGTGTCCACCATGATGGGTTTTCTTTTTTTATTAAGTTTACCAAAGTAAATCCGAATTCCGCGTGTATATTCTCCTCCTTTGATGTCGCTTCTACAGCATTACTCATTCCCTTCAAAACATTTTTATGTTTGTTAAAAGACATAATAACCAAGAATTGTGAGAACAATGAAACATTCTCCACAAACATTGAGAAAAGAACAACAGACTCAAAATAATCTCGATTCTCAACTGATTTGGAGTTAACAATAGACTTCTCCAAATATTTAATTCTTTTACGAATTGCCGGTACTTCAAGTAAGTTTTCAAACTCATTGTTCAAACCCAACACTTGAATCAAATTTGAGTACGCATCCGCGTGCCGGACTTCAGACTCCGCAAAAGTTGCCCCAACATTTCCTATTTCAGGTTTTGGTAATTTTTTATAGATGTCACCCCAAAAATTCTTGACGGCAATTTCGATTTGTGAAATTGCCAACATTGCTCTTTGTACCGAAGTTTTTTCCTTTTCATTTAAATGAACTTTAAAATCTTGAATATCAGAAGTAAAATTAAACTCAGTATGAACCCAATATGAATGTCGTATTGCATCAACATATTCAACTAAATCAGGGTACTCATAGGGTTTTAGATTGGTTCTTTTGGTAAAAATATTTGGTTGGTGTTTCGAACGATAAATAATATACTCTTTAGCAACATCATTCAAACCATTATCCATAAGTTTATTTTCTACCATATCATGAATCTCGTCAACATGAGGTACATGATATTTGTTACCTCTAAAAATTCCTTTGGTAGTTAACCTTGCAATTTTATCCGCCATATCGTCATCAATTTTTCCAACCGATTCCATAGCTTTTAAAATTGCTTTTTTTATTTTTTCAGGTTCAAAAAGAACTTTCTCACCACTTCTTTTTATAACCTGACGAGATTCGTCTATACTGATATTATTTATGTCATCCATAATTTAGATTGTTTTTGATTTTAGTTTAAATTGGGCTATTATTTTGTTCTTGACGAGCCTTTCTCTTTTCTAACAATTCTTTGATTCTTTCTTGTTTTTTTTCAACCTGTTGTTCTTCGAAACCTAAAAAGGTAACTGAAGACTCAGTATCGATAATTAACAATTCATTGTCAAATTTGCAGTTTTCAAAAACAACACCATCTTGACCCAAACGCGATTTAGTAATCGCCATTGTTGCTAACTTCATTTCTTTTTGTTGAAGAGTTTTAGCAACTGAGATTATAACATGACCAACTTGAGCTTTCTTGATTGAACCCCCCATTTGGTCGGTGGTTACAACTTCTGAAGAAATTGATGACCGATTACCTTGTGTTGCGGTCCATCCTGCTAAGTTTAGTTCATGGCACATAGCCTCGAAGTGTCTCATTACAGAACCTTCAGCTTTCCATTCATCGGTCTTAAGGTTATCAGGTACCACACAATCGATGTAATCCAAAGTAACCATATCAATCTTAATTCCATCAGCAATCATTTTTCTTACCTGAACTTTGATTTGATTCATTGTCATAGTATCAGACGGGAGTTTTTTCAGAATCAGTCTATTCGGCATTGAGTTCTGAACTTCCTGTACTTTTTCCATCACATCTTCTTTCATCAACGATAGGTTATCGGGTTCAATACCAGTCCAAAGGGTAATGTGTTTTCTTTGAATTATTTTTACATTATCCTCAAAAAATATCTGAAGAACATTGTACCCAATATTGAAAGCGGAATTTGCAATTTTGGTCATCAAAGTAGTTTTTCCCACACCAGTTGGTGCCAGAATAACACCTATTTCACCTTTCGCCAAACCACCTTTTAACAGTCTATCAAGACCCGCAATACCCATTGGGATAGGATGTCTGTAATCATCGTTTAAAACATCATCTAAACCAGTAAAAACATCTAACACACCAGTTTCTCTTTCCCCTACTTGTAGGGCTTCTCGTACCATGTTTTCCACTTGGTCGTATGATTCAAAATCTCCCTGAGTGATTATTTTTTGTGCTTTGTCCATCGCCTTTTGAAGTTCTTGTTGTTTACAAAACTTCAACGCTTTTTCTTGAACAAACACGCTACCATCAAACGGCGCATTTTGAATTTGTTTCAGAGTATCTAAAACAATCTTTAAGACAAGTTCTTGAGAAATTTCTGATTTAGCAATTTGTTCTAAAGTGTCAAAAGTTGGTGTTGATTGATATTTCCCATAATATTCTCGAATCATTTGAACAACAATTTTGAAGTATTTGTTGTCAAAATATGAGGGTTCTAATACATCAACAATGGACTGTGCGAATTCTTTATCTACGATAATTTGGTTTAAAAGTTGTATTTGAAATGTGTTACCGAGATAGTCAAAATTCTTAGTCATATAATTGTGTGTATTCATTAAATATTACTTAGACAAGTCGTATTCCAAGTACTCGTGAGATAAATTCTCACCTGAAAAAATGTCAGTTAACCCTTTCAAAATATTTTTTAGGCTGGGGCGTACATCAACCGTATATCTGACTTTAGGAGGGAAAAGTTTACCATCAAAAATTCTGTGAAAAATTTTTTCTTCACCTAATTTGACATACATATGGAAGTTCTCAGGACCATCAGTATTTGATGTGTTAAGAACCTCAGGGTCCAAGTAAATTGATTCTTGGTTGTCTAACATGTATGTGATAGTTTTTAATTTTAAATCTTGAACTAAGTCATCTTCAACTTGTTGCATAAATTCAACAAGGTCTACGGAACGACCAGCTTTTGGATTGTAGTTTCTTACATTGTAGAATCTTTGAACTACAAAATTATCGTTAAGAGTCAAAAGGAACTCCATTTTGGTAATTGATTCTTCTTTCATAATTGATTTTGATTAGATTGATTAAATTTTCTTTTTTCTTTTCTTGTTAATTTTAAAAATGGTTTTAAGAACTCAACGAACGCTTCGTCATTCTTAGGGAGATACTTAAAGAATCCATCGTTCATCATCATTGATATAATATTCTTCCTGTCTCGACCTTCAGGGTCTAAACTCTCTGAGTAATACAATGTAACAACTTCTTGACCCTCTACAGTTATCATAGGATTAGCTAAGTCCATAATCCTTTGATTAATTGAGTAAAATTTATCCCCGAATTTACCATCTTTTGTTTGACCATTTACGATATTTTTTAAAACATTGAGTTTATTATTTTCTTTAATTAAACTCTTTGTTCTTGTTAAAATATCATCAACATTAAGTGTTGTTTCAAGTACCTCAGGGAAAAATTTTACAAAAGTTTTTTCCCCTAATCTTACAATACCTTGGATGTTATCACTCTTGTCTCCCATAAAAATTTTCACTGTCAAAATGTTTTGATGGGGAATATAATAATCTCCAAACTTCACCTTGTCACCCATACGGTATGTGTATCTCTGAAGGGGTGAATAAAGACTTGTTGTCTCGTTAATTAATTGCAGTAAATCCTTATCTGAGGAAAAGATAATTTTGTTTTCGTCAGTTGCCATTTGACAGTAAAACGCAATTAAATCATCAGATTCGTTTTCGTCGACTTCAATTTGTCTCACAAAACACTCTTCAAGATATTGTTTTACCCTATCTTTTTGTGTGTGGTATGACTCGAGTTTTTCCTCAGTCATATCATTTTTACGATTTAATTTGTAGTTAGGATATATTTCGCGTCTATACTTGGAGTTCTGCTTTCCGTCCCAAAATACGATGACTTTATCGTACTCGTTGTCGACCAACTGTCTACGGAGAGTATTGAGGAAGTGAAAGACTCCCCCAATATGATTTCCCTCGACAAATAATTCTCGGACTCCGTGGAATCCAATTTTGAATAAATTATCTCCATCTACTAATAAAGTTTTTATCACTTCTGTGATTTTAAATTGTGAATACCTTGTTGTCTTTTTTAATTATCTTCTTTTTCTTCTTTTAAATCAAAATCACCGTCTGTACCAATAATTTCTTTCCAATATTCTGCATGTTCTGTCTTATACTTTTCAATAGAAGTCTTTTCCTCTGCAGCTTCTTTACCCGCTAAAAACCCGTGTGGTGTTACAATTATTTTACCATCCTCATAACCCAAACCATTAATGTGATTTTTCATTACAGATACTTTGGTTCTAATGGCAAACTTGACACTTCTCTTATCTTTGGTAGCCGTAATTTTGTTTGTTCCCGATTCTTTTTGATTACCAAATAAAAACACCAAAGAAGAATTTAACCAAATTGCCTCACCACCCTTACTTTTAATTTTAGGTTGACCAAATGGATTGTCTGGAAGACTCACCCATGGTTGATTAATTATAACTAAAGTATTTTCAAACTTTGATTCAGACTTCCGACTTCCTGAAATACGCTGGTTAATACCCATTCCAATTTTATCGGCTAATACACCAGCATTCTGCATTTTTCCACCTCGACCTTCGTAAGTCATCTTACAAGGAACTGAACCAACTGAGTCCCATAAAAATAGTAAATTATATTCCAATTCACCCTTTTCCTGTGCGTCGAGTAAGGAATTAATATAATCAGTAATTTCCTCAATATAATTAAAACCATTATTAAAAATAAAAAAACCATCCCAATCTATTTCTCCAGTTGTTTCATCAACAACTTCTTCACATTGAAGTCCCATAAGACGAGCATGTTCGAAACTCCATTTTTGTTCAGTAATAATAAAGACAGGAAGGATTTCCTTTTTTTGTGAATCTACGGCAGTTTTAACTAACGCAGTTGTTTTCCCTGTATCTGAGTGACCTAAGAACATATTAATATGCCCAATCGCAGGACCCGGAAGACCACTCGCGTCCAAAAAGTCAGGACCTAAATCAAAAAATCTTTGAGGTTTGTATTTTGCCGAAGTAGAGTATTTCTTCTTAAAAGAAGAAAAATCAGTTGTTTTCTTTATCGCCATTATATTTCCAAAATTCTGTTAATACTTGAAGCTTGTCACTTGCATTTGCCAACTTTTCCACCATATTGTCCATTTCTTCCAAAATTTGTGGGTGTTCACCAATACCGGCAGCATTTTCAAGATAAATCATTAGAGTTGCTTCTGCCTCCAAGATTTGAGCCTCATACTTTTTTTTGAGACCATCGATTGTTTTTTGTCTTGTTTCTTTTGTCATATTCTTAAGAATTAAAAGGGTGGGGTTTCCCCCACCCAACTAACTTAAATTAAAATGGTAAATCTTCATCAGGAGTCGCGTTAGCTTGCGGGTCTGTGTAGTTAGAACTACTATTTGACAAACCACCGAATGATTCGGTCGCTTCGTCATCAGAACCATAAACATAACCACCCTTGTCAGAATCCCAACGCGGAACTTTGCCACCAGCAATTGCCTCCAAGTATTCGACTGGTTTCTTAGAATAGACATCAAGCCAGGTCAACTCGTCATTAACCCATGAGTCCATAGTTGTCTTGTCTTCGTGGATAGCTTGTGGGTCGTCGTACATAATTGTTGAAACAGTTGTGTATGCGGCACCCTTTGGGGTTTTTTGTTTGGTGAGTTCAATGATGAGGTCACGACCTTTTTCAGGGTCTGTAATATCACCCTTATTACGCCAAATAGGAATAATCTTGTCGAGGATACCTTCATTTTTATAATTGTGCTTGAATCTCCAAAACTTTACTCCGTCTTCTTCGTGGTCACGGTCGATAACTTTTACAATATAAAACTTTCGTGATTTGTATTGTTTAGCCAACTCCTTATCAGAGTCCCGTCCTGTTGACATAAGTTCTTCGTAAACCTCATTTAAAGGTGAACGCTCATTGTCATTTTTGCCTGGGTCGTAAAACTTTTGCCATTTACCACCCACTTGAATCTCGTGATACCACGCCTCTTTAAAGGGTGAACCACCATCTTGTGTTGGAAGAATTCGGACACGGCGTGTTCCTGAATTCGATTTATCGTCCAAAATGAGAGCGAAGTATTTCTTCATTCTCTCATCCTGAGACATTTTTCCTTGGCCAACATTACTGTTTTGTTGGGCCTTTTCGTATTGTGCAAGTACTGCGTCTAATGAACTCATAAAAAAAATTAATTTAGGTTAGTGTTAGAAAGATATAAAATCATAGTTTAATAGTCAAATAAAATAAAAAAGGTTGTGTTTCCACAACCCTAATAATAGTAATCTTTTTCAAAAATCAAAACTTATATGGTAATTGATTTTGTTGGTTTAAACCGAATGTCTTCTTAATTTCTGCGGGACTGATATCCTCAACTTCGTCACTTGTTAAGATATACTCGTGCTTTCCCGATTTTTCCCAATCTTCTTTCTTGTCGTCAAAGAAATCTGAAAGTTTTTTGTTAAATGGCCCTGAATCAATAGTTCTAAGGTCTAATTTTTCTTCTGCGGATTTCGGTCTAAATTTCTCAAGTTTTGCCTCAATGTCATTTAACTTATTTACCAAGTTATCCATGTCAGATAGTTTTGACTCCAAATTTTGTAGATATCCAAATAAATTTTCGAAATATTCTTCTTGTTTGTTTTCAATATTTTTCTGAGCACTTACCAATTCGGTAACATCTAATTCTTGAGTTCCAGTTTCCTCGGTGGTACCACCTTCGTTATCAATCTTTTTTACTTCAGTATCAGTTGCTAAATCAATCTTTTCAGGTGTTCCCGTTGGAGCCACTTCAGGATTTGCCGCAGGCAAATTATCTTCAGGTTCTGTGGGTCCTTCTAAACCTGGTACAATATTTCCTGCCGCTTGCTCAGAAATATAGTTATTGATTCTATGATGTCTTTGAATTTCTTTTAATATTTTTTTGTCAATAGCCATAGGATTATCCGTTTAATAACTGTTTAATTCCGTTTGGTGTTTCTACACGAACTCTACGATTAAGAGTTACATCGTGACCGGCTCTTTCTATAAGACCATCTCTTTCTCTGACGGTATAGCAATCTCCAGTGTCTAAGTCACAAACTTGTTTGGTACCATCACCATTATCTTTTTGTGAGATTCTGGTTTGTTTACCCAAATACTGGTTCAACATTGAATTAATATCCATAATTCTTTTTCTTAATAAATATACAACCAATAAGAATAATCACTTTTTAGGTACAAGTGGGAGTAACAGTATTAATTACATTTATGTTATTCGGTGCTGGAGTGGGTGTTATTCTTGGTGTGAATATTTGAATTGTGGTTGTAAGTCCAAGTTGTTTTGCCAAATTTACCGCAGTAATCAAATTAAGTTGGAGTGTGGTATTTTGTGTTTGTGAGGTACCTCTCGGATATGGCCAATTCTGTAAGAAATATGTTTCTATACTTTTTTGTCTGATTTCCCCCAACGAATTTGTAACTCTATCTCTAACGAAATTAATGTAACCAAGAGCAGAATTAAACACTGCAAAAGGCATAGAGACTTCTGTGGTGTTTTCGGTTTTTATCCTTCTACAAGCGTAAGTTCTCAAGAAGTATCTGTCTGCAGTTGCCCCATAATCGTAGTTAAGAGTTATCTTACCATAGTTGTTGTTTGATGATACAAACTTATTATCAACACCTGTTGAGGCGAAAGACAGAACAAAAATTACAAACTTTATATCCGCGTCGTCGGTTGATTGATTCAATAACGAAACAAACCCTGCGGTGTTTAGTGAGGTACTAACACCAGCGATTGATTCATAACCTAAAGTATTCAAGTATGGTTCCTCAAGAACTTTAGACACACAAGAATTTTGAGTATCAACACTTGTACGAGTATCCGTTGATAGGTTTGCGTTGTTACCTTGAGTGGTGGTTGTAGTTGTCCCCCTTGGAGTATCTTTTTGTTGTTTTACATTCTTAAGTAGTTTAGTAACCAAGTTCTTGTTAATACTCTGTAGATACCCATCAAGGACAGGCAATGTAAAAATACTTTGTCTGACACCATTAAACTTTGTTTGGAAGGTACCTGGAGCAATGGTATGTTGAACATCTGTAATCATATAAGACCCATTAAATAGGGGTACATGTCTTAAGTTAAAATACATCGTTGGTTGAATAAGCGCATTACCAAAAGAGATGACTTCACACTCGTAACTCATATTCTTGTATATGTTATACAATGACACATTTTGAGTTGCGGTGGTCCTTCCCGCAGCACTTGCCGACATCAAATTGATTTGTTGAATTGATTCAGAAGTTGCTTTACCCCCATTTTGAGAAATACTAAATGAGTAAAATACATTTTGATTTCTTGTTCCAATATCAACATTAAATCCTACAACCCTGTTAGATAAAGCCCAATCAGTTTTGTTTGTTTGGTCCTCGATTAAAGGATTCAACTGTGATTCTCTTAAATCAAAAGCATCACTTCTAAACATATAGTTTTTGTTTTCACTCTGCATGTCTAAGTAAGTCGAAGGTCTTTCGGTGTAGAAACAAACCAGTTTTGGTCCTGAGTTTCTGTAATCTACATTCAAGAAGGTACCCCACATACTATTTGCGAAATCGCGTCCAGGTTCTATGTTCGGTTGTGCGGTGGCAGATACTTCTTGTACATTGTAAAAATTTACATATGCCGGCATTGGCATTACCGAGAAATGGTTTTCAGTGAGTATACCACTAATAAACACAAACACGCTCATGTTGTAATTGAGATTGTCAGGGTTTACTAATTTCTGTAAATTAAAAATATCCAAGATAATCTTATCACCCACATTTCGTGAAGCCCTATCTAAGAACAAAATGTCTTCGAACAAAGTTTGGTTTGTGAAATCTGAACCCGCAATCCATTTATCGTTGAGTGCTTTAAAAGTCTCGTATAACTCAACCTTACTTTGTTTAGAATCAAACTTAGATTGAATTGTTCTCTCAGGGAGTTCAGTAATATTTGGTAATTCTCTTCTTACCAAAGTCAAAGTATTATTTAGTGCGGTGTTTTGAAAACTCAAATTTACCGATAGATAATTTTGAACTGATTGTGCAAAACTTGTGCTGGTAATCGATGGGTCGTCGAGTTTCTGTGTGGCATACATCTTAATCAACGGAGCTAAGAACTCAACATTTTGTTGGGTAAAAGCAATGTTGTTGTCAACAAAGAAATCCGTTAGGTATGACCCCCCATTTGTATATTGTAATTCAGGAATCTGTGAGAACCCAACATTTTCCCTCAAAGCAATCCACGCCGAAGGATTGTCAATTTGCGACCGAATTAATGTTGTGGTACCCCCCACGGTGGGCAAAGACCCGTTGACATAGGGTTGAAACGGGATGGGGTCAACAACAATGTTATTTCCTGTGATGTATGTCAGATAAGAATCGGTTTCTCTTCTTTTGTATTGCGTTGGGTTACCAATTCTAAGTGCAACATCAAATTCCATAAGATTTTGAATCTCACTAATCGACTTAGAGAATTGGTCATCGATAATTTTTTTGAATAGGTCTTCTTGGGAGGCAAATGTTACGGGTAGGGGAACACTCATTAGTTCTCTAAAGAGAAGTTGAAAGTTTCTATAGGATTCGTTTGTTGAGTTTCCTTGTGGGCTCACCCCCCTTGTAGATGCTGTTGATTCATCGATAATAAAGTCACCGTCTCCCACTTGTGTGTCAAAATTGAGAACTGACTGAGAAAACTTAAGATATTCCCTTTCGAATAGGTCGAGTGTCTGTTTTTCGAATGTCCCAAGTAAGTCATCTATTTTTGAGTAATTGTCAGAGACTAAAGTGCTTGTGGTGTTATTAATCAATCTAAATGGTGCAACATCCCCCAACAACGGAATTAAGTTTATGTATGCGTCATAGTCGGGTCTTTGAATATCGGTTGTGTCCAAATATCCGTAGTTTGGCATCTTCCAAAAAGTTCTTACCGAACCATTATACAGGGAAGGGTTGTTAATTAAATCCTCGGTCAACACACCCGCTTGATTGAATGCCACCTCACGAAACTGATTTTGGTTGGTACCAAAGGAAGGAAGAACATAATAATTTGTTTTAGGTGTAGAGGGTGGGGTGTTACAAACCAACTGATTTGGATTAGAAGGTTCTACCGTATCTGGGATAATCGAACTGTAGGTGTTGAGGTTTACTATTCTATCTAAACCTGTTGTATCAACTGTTGAAACAAAGATATTTGACTCCGATAGGTTTTGTACTTTGAAACCTTGAGCTAAAGACTGATTGATTTCACTATCGCTATAGTTAGTCCAAAGGTCTACTCCATTTAGGAAGTAGTTAAAATCATTAATTGTCTTGGGGTAAAATCCAATTTGAAGTTCATCGTACTGCGTTGTACCATCAAATTCAGTCTCTTGAAGGGTGATAGTACCCACCCCATTAAGGGTGTAACTGGTGGTTGTTGAACCACTAACGGGGTCATAGTTGTTAATGTAATCAAAGTCAGTCCATATGGGACTCAAAATATCCTGTCCTGTCTGAATAAACTCCTTGTATCTGTGCCAAATGGAACCATACTTTAAAATCCAAACATATGGTAGTCGGTGTACCGCACCGAACTTCTTCATACTCGCAAATATAAAGTCAAGTGGGATTGCCGAATCCAAGGTCTTGTATCTTTCTTTAAGGGTCGCCAAGGGTAATGAATTTAGGAAAAGATATGCGGCTTGTTTGTAAGGAGCGGTTACACTGTTCTTTTGATTTTGAACACCATACTGAATAGCGTTGATAAAATATGGCGTGTTCAACATCGAAGTTGTTGTACGACCAATTGTTCCTAATTGATTTGGTACAAACCCCTCTGTCGGTAAGAGTTCCGATGCCCCTCTCCCTAAGAAAAACTCTGCCAGTCCGTCTCTCAAATTGGGGGATTCAACTTCTAAATAAGAAAAAGTTGTTACTGGTCTAACAGAAGTCTTGTCCAAAGCATCTTCAAAGTTTGTTATCAAGTTTTTCGGACCGTATACCTTGTATGTTCTTGTGGTGTTAAACACACGATTGTAATCACCAGTAAACAAGTAGTTGTTTAGATAAGTTGCGTTCCACAGAGTGTCTGTAAAGGGGTATGTGTCAGTTATTTGAGGTAGGTTGGTATTGGTAGTTGAGAGAAGTTGTTCAAGATACTGAATCTGTGGTAATGAAAAGTTTTGAGTTTGAACAGATGTTGATAAACTATTCATCGATAAAATCGACGAGCTGTTGTTTATCTCATCTCTCAAGTATCCTGTAATGTAAAAATCACGAACAAAATTGTTCCAATCCCTACCTGTTCCATCATTGGATATGGTAGATAGGAATTCTACATAATTGTTAGCGGTAAGTGGAAAGTTTTTTAACTTTAAAATGATATAGGGAGCACTAATCCCCAAACTCGAGACAATATTGTTGGATTCTACATTTGAAACAAGTTCTGAGACACCAGTTTCCAACGGTGTCCCAACCACTCTTGCCAATCCCGTATATCTTGGATATATGAAACTTCTCTCGTAAATCTCATAGAAGAATCTTACTTCTTCTTTGTTGAGGTACGCAAAGTTTACATACGGGAACTCAAGAGCATTGATGTTTAATACCGAAGTCACCTGCCCACTATTCTCCAAAGGAGGTTGAGTAATTGACGGTTGGAACTTCTGAGCAACCCCCTTGAGGTATTCTTCAACAAATTCAACCTCAGGCCACTTGTCGTACAGATACCCCTTTGTAAGATTTACAATCGATGGGTCACCAGGATACGCCAATTCGTACCTGTTTTTCTGTGGGTTAAAGTTCCCACCAGCAACACCGGTACCAGTAATATTATTTTCAATAAAAACCTGTGGCCATGGGTAGACAGGTTCTTCAGAGCTTCGTGCCGCATCGGATGCGTTAGCGGCGTACTGAACATTTCTACCCGTGTCGGAATTGGGAACCGTAGTTGAATTATTAAACACAACACTTCTTCTGACAGGGTCCGTTCTAACATCCCACGACTTTCTATGAACCTCATCCATCAATCTAATAAATGCTTCGGTGGACGCAAACATAACCGCCATCACATTTCTTACCGTAGGAACAAAACCTAATCCGTTTGTAGAGGCAATTGTCTCAGCTAGTTTTGCACTTATTTCAGTCTCGAGATTCGAGACCTTTTTGTCCAAGTCAGCTTGCATGGTTCTAATTAAAGTATCAAACCTACCAGGCCCTTCAAAAATGAAAAAAGGTTTTTTAACCTCTTTAATACCCTGAGGAGTTATTTCTACGGTGACATTAAATTGATTCTTTAAAAGTTGTGCAAAAAAGTCCGCAGTCTGTCCTGATGTAGGATTAACTATCCCTGTCTGTTGTCTTAGTGTCCGAATAACATCGACCTGACTTGGGTCAATTGTGGCAATAAAAGTTTTTTGAGTGATAGAGTTATCAATCTTTAAATTTTTTACCCCTCTTGTCTCACCAAAGGTTCTGTTTTCATTTAATCTCAAATTAAATGAATCAACCTCAGCCTTTAGTTCAGTTAAACCTTGTTCTCTTTCTTGGGGACCTAACTCTGTTTTAAAACCAAAAACAATTGTCTCGTCCTTTAGAACATACGGATTTGGATTGATGTATTTTGTAAACCATGAATTTTTATCACCCCTTAACTTTTTGAAGTATTCATCCAAATATTTTCCATAAGAAGTTGCATCGGTTAAAGGTTGTAAATCCGCCTTACCCTTAAATTCATCTAACAAATCTTGTTCGAGGTGTTGAAGTTTGTACGCCATCTCCGCAACGGTGATTTCAGGGAAATCAAGAGGAATCAACCCCTTAGCCTTATACTCCCCGTACATCTCCTTAATTTTTTGCATCCCCCTCTCAGAAACAGACTCAATACTCGTTTGAGTACTCGACACCGTCGCATCTCCCGTTAAATTACCCTCAGACAACGCTTGGTTGATAACACTCCTATCTTGAAGACCAACATCAGTTTGTGTGATGTTAAAAGTCTTACTATACATGTGAGGTGTCGCAATCAAATGTCCTAAGGAAATTTCATTGAGGATATTGTATTTATATCCGTAAAACTGACAGGTGATTTGGTAGTTACCACTAAAGGTGTTAAACCTCGCATCGAACTTGTGAAGATTTAATTGATATCTAATGGCTTGTCCGTACCATCCCTTCATTGTCAGGTAAAAGGGGGGATAAGGTAAATTAAAAAACGCAGCATAAGGTGATTGGTCACCCGATTCAAATAACGCTTTACCCTGTATGTCTTCGAGTTCTATCGTTACTTCAGGGATAAATGACATAGTGGTTCTTACTTGAATACTAGTAATACCAAGTAAACCTGGGTCTATTACTCTACCTCTGTTGTCCGTTGCAGTGAATTGTTTGTAAAACTTTTGTCCATTTTGGTCGTTACTAACAACTGTTTCATATCTCTGAAGTCTTGCCTTACCTTGATTCGAGTTTTGTCCCGTTAGGTCGTCATAGTAACCAGTATTGAGAAACTCATCATCATTCGGTTTAAGAAAGTTAATTGATGCTATAGAAATTGTTCTAAGGTTGTCTTGGGGTGTACCTCCGATGGCAAGTTTTGTTCTTGGCAGAACTTGTGCTTCTAAGTTAGCGTACATAACTAAATTTTCGTGGTCAACAAGTCTTTCCTCAATAATGTTTTTTCCACCATTACCGATTCGTGAAGTTTTGTTGGGGTCAACTAATATTATGTTATTGTAATCCGCCTCAACAAATATGTTTCCCGAGTTGTCCCCGAATACATTACCTGCCATAATAATAGAAATAGTTTTCCACAGTCAATTTATAGTCCTGAAGAGAAGTTATTAAAGGATATGGAATATTCAAGACAGCACCATCGTATATGTTATTTTCCAATCCACCAAATTCAGGATTAGCTTGAAGAATTAACCAAGAAAAAAATGGTGTTCCATAATACTCTTGAGATACGGTGTCCAATCTACTTCTTCCGACTTTGTAAATAAAAATTTTGTCTGAAGGTTTTGGTGCAAGTGGAACAAACGGAACAATGGTGGTTTGTCCGTTTATTTCAAAGGGGGTATATCGATTATAATAATTAAATGCCATTATAATAATTGTGATTTTCCAATTATAACATTTGCACCAACTGAAGTAGTCCAAGATGTTGTATTGGAATCAATGTTATTTTTATTACCCAAGTTTTTAATTAATTGTATTTGTTCAGCTGTTGGTTGTAAAATGGTTTCGTAGGTAAATACCCTTTCTTTGTTGAGATTGAATGGCGTAAAGTTCAAATATTCCCTCAAAGCATTTGTTTGGAAATCTGTTAAGAAGGTATTTGTTGCAGCGTTTTCTGATAGGTAAGCAGGTCTTGCAACTCCCTTCCAATAGTTATCGAATGATTGTTCGACTTGAACAAAAGTGACATTACCCAATACCCCTTGGTTATCTCTTAAATTACCGATAATAGATTCCTTGAAAGTGTTGTAACGATTTTCATCTAATATTTGTTGTGACAAAATAAAGTATTCCCTTCTATTTGCCTCACTATCCCAAAAGGTATCATCCGTAAATGGCTCAAAAACTTGCGATTTAACCGCATCTTGGTCAGGAAGGTCTGTTACGGTATATCCCGAATAAACTTTACCACTCACATTAGCGGTGTACAGACTCTCAATTACATTATTGAATTCGGTAAGTGCCGAAGCAACCACTCCAATATCTTGAATAAGTTCTTCAAGAGTATTTGTCACCCCTGCAGAGGAAGTTGATATTGCCGATGTTCCTGAGATGTTTATGACAACGGCATTACCCTTTGTGGTTTGAAATCCGTCCATACCTAAGGTTGGGTCACTATCAAAATATGGAATTACATTCGCCCTAGAAAGTGTTTGAATATATGATGTCTGAGTATCAACTAAGTTTTGAAGAATTGTTGTTGCCCCGTTTTGGAATTCACCTCTGAAGTTAGCAACATAATCTTTGTAATTATTTTTTATTACTCTTATAGTTTTATTTGAAAATATTCTAACATCATCAATTAAGTATTTTATAAACCCATCTTGGTCATTAGTAATATCCGAGGTAAATGACTCAAAAACACTATTAACATCACTTTCAAATTTTGATGGTTTACCAAACAATGGTACATCATATCCAGCACCAGTTACCAACATTTCTCCATCAGTGTATCTTCTCGAAAAACTAAATTGTTGTCTGACAGCATTATTGTATTGTAAATTCAAGTCCCTAATCTTGTTGTTAACGGTGGTAAAATAGTTTTGAGTTTGACCCACTAACAAAACCATAAAGTCTTTGTAAGCAATCGTACCTATATCACCATTAGGGGTATTTGTGGTGGTCAAAATACGACCAATCGTTTCTAAATTACTACTCGGTTGTGTAGATTGAACTTGATTTAGTGTCGGAGGTGGTACCTTAAGATTTAGTTGTTGAATAAATTCTTGGTCTAATACTTTGTAACTATCGTCTGTTGCATCCGCCCTATCGTCGTATATTTCGGTATTTGCATAGAAATTAAACGACAACGCATTTTGGAGTTTGTCTACCGATTCTTTTAAACCTTGACCACCAACAAATTGAAATGAAAGTGTTACATTAGCAATCATCGGTTGTACACCAATCCCTTCAGGATTTAAATCTAAATCTTCATAAGTAATCGATAAGTTTTCTGGTATAATCTTAGAGTGAAAAAAGTCACCAACTCTCAATACTAATACAGGAGGTGCTCCGAAGGCTGTGTTTACCGCATTGTTGTACTGAAGACTAGTTCCCCCTTGTTTGTCAGTTTTTACAGTTGGAATTGTATCTCCAGGTCTCATACACTGTTGAAGGAAAGTCAATCTTGAATTGAGTCCTTCAGGTGTTATGGAGTGAAATGCTGGATGAAAGAACTTTAATTTTTCTTTTAAACTGTCATAGACCATTGGCGTTTGTTCTTTGATTACTTCAAAGTAATCACACTCAGATAATAAACTACGAAGAACTCTTTTTGTGATATTGTCTCTAAAAACAGTTTCTTCAACTACCTGTGTCACGGGTGGTTTTGGTCTTCTTTGTTCAATGATTTGTTCATCATAAAATGGAATTTCTTCAGGAACATCAATATCAGTATTAGGTGGACCTTCTTTAAATACTATTTTTGTAATTGCCGTTCTACGACAAGCCATAGCATTAACACTATAAACTTGTGAAGTTCTAGAAAGAGAATCTTGACCCGAGCAATCAAAAACCCCTTGTGATTTGCCGTCTAAACCTATTGGCGCGACATTTTTTGCCGATTCCCCTTTTGTTATTTGAGAGAAAGTTAATCTTTTGTTGTCTATGAACTTCTTCAATTGCCCAATACTCTCAATATATTTGATTGCCGAAACCATTCTTCGTTGTGAAAGGAGTTCGTTGTATGGAGGTGTTTGTGGGTTTGAGGCACTACTTTCTAGTTCCATAAAACAAGTGGCGTTCTCATCATTTTCCAAGTCTTTACTAAGTTGAATTAACATTTCTTCAATAGCACTTTTGTTACCTTCAACAACTTGTGTAAAAAATACCGATACTTGTGTTTGTTGATTTATTTTTGAACTCTCGACGGAATATATCTCTTTGTTCGCAGAACTCGTATAAGTACCATAATAAACCTCATAATTATCTACCTCTATATTTGGTTTAGGTATGTCATTTTCAAAATACAACCCATAATTCTGAATTTTTAAATAATCAAACCCTGATGTAGTGAAACTTGATTGAGAACCCGATGGATTGTATCCTCCACCAGTAGTTCCACCTGCACTTGTATTAAAACCACCACTTTGAACACTTCTTACATAGTACTCCACATCCTCACCTGAAACATTTTTTGTTTCTAATCTTTGTTGAATTTCAAAAATATCGCTAGGATTAACTGTGTAATATTTTCTCGCTAGTTCATACAAATCATATTTTCTACAACCGGCAAAAAATGAATCTAATATTTCATCAGCCCTTTGACTTAAGTTCGTGTCGTTTAACACTCTATTAACCAACATGTTCATAACAGAAGGGTGGTCAACCACAATTTTCCACTGAAGTGAACCAGACCTTGAACTATTCGCATAAGTGAATACTGGTTCAGGTCTACCAATAAAATCGGTCTGCTTAAAACTGGCACGGGTAGATTCGTTGAAACTCAAACCATATGGTGGAAACCACATTACCCGTCCACCATTGGGACCCCTTTCACAAACCGGTAAATCAGAATAAGTCAAACCAGGTCTATTGGAGGTTCTCCAAGCAAGGTTTTCCAATGAGAACATATATTTTTTAGCATATCCATTAGGTCCTCCAATGATATTGGTTGAATCTTGTCCACCTTCTCTTTTGTTAGGTGCGATGTTTAAGTTGTAGGTCTTATCAAAAATAGAATAAGAAAATCTTCTACCTTCGGTTGTTATTCCATCTTGTTTTTGTAAATCATTGTACTGAAGGTATGGTGTATCTTTTTGAAATATTCTACAATATTCTGCACCTACTTCAGCACCAATAGCACCAATATATCTTTTTACTCTCGAACCTTTTGTAATTTCTTTGTATCCGTCATTAAATACTTTTGATACTTGGTCTATAGCATTTCCCGCATGTTGTAGTCTTCTACCTCCTCTTGGTTGGGAATCAATAATTCTTTGAGTATCGTCCAAAATAGAACCTTGTCTGAATTCAAATTCAGTTGATTCCGTAGCCTGATATGCCGAGGGTCTAAAATCAGGGTCTTCAGCAATAATTTCTCCACCAATACCAACAAATTTACCGGCATTACCCTTAAACTTAGGTGACACCCAAGTAAATCCACCCACAACATCACCACCACTACTATATGTTGGTCCGTTAGCACCCAAGTTAAGTGCTTGACCTGGTCCTTCATATAGTTGAGCCAGCTCTTGTGGTCCATAAACAGGAGATTGGATTTCTCTACCGAATTGGTCAACAGGAACATCACCCGAGGGTGAAAATACTTGTGAAGGTTCACTTTTAACACTACCAACATAGTATTCACCATTGTTGGTATTTCTACCCTGAAGTGCTCCGGCAACCCTATCAAAAATAGGTCTATCGTAACCTGGTTTGTAAAGGTTGAAATCTAAGTTTTTGAATAACTGAGACCTTTGACCGCCACCAGTATTTTCCAAAAGTAATATTGACCCTCTTAGATTTGATTGTGAATTTAATCTAGCGAAGAATCTTCCAAGTCCTGCCGCCGCATTTGCGCCAAGAAAAGCTGAGGCTAATTGTTGACCTGTCGTTGGTATACCACTATTGATTTGTGGGTCAAAGTAACTTCCAGGAATAACAGAAAATGGAGCATATGCACCCGAGATTCTATTCAACAGACCAGCAGCTGCTCCAACAATTGTTGAACCTTCGGTTATTGTGAAGTTTGGTTCTAAAAGGGGTACTCTTCCATTAATAAATGCTAAGATGTCCTCCCCCCCGTTCACATTAAGGAAATTTGCCCTCCCTATGGTGTTTCTCCTAATCTCACGACCAATGTTGTATTCAATTTGCCTCCTAAGATTTGTTGCCCCGAGCTTCGCCAAAAAAGAGTCACTCGATAAAGGACCATTTGAACCCTGTGGGTCGGGGTTCAACATTATACCTATTGTAGGATAAGAAGATGCATTAAAATTTGGGTATGGTTGTGCATTAGTTGTGCGACCGTTGTTTTGAGTCAATATTTCTATTGAACCAAAAAACTGTGCAGAATCTAATAGTTGGTCCGTACTCGCATACGCATTGAGGGGTTTCCATGCTGGTGCAATACCAGGAAATCCAATTTGTGCGGCAGTAAATCCTTCGTCAATTATATTAGCGTCTTGATAACCATACTCACCCTCATTTGAGTTGGTGTTATTTAACGCCCCAATAAAAGGAACTTGTTTATACCCACCCTCGGCGCCATATTGGTTCAAAGGGTATAGTAAATTTGCAAGAATAGGGGTGTCGATTAAATTATCATCGGTATCGACCGGTGATAAATCTCGTTGTATGGTCTCGTAGTTATAGGGGGGACTAGGAAATTTGGGAGACTTCTGATAAGGTTTTAAATTCCTTACTACAAGTTTCTTCCTAAAACCCTCTGAACTTGGAAAATCAAGTGGACTACCCATTTATTGTTTTATTTATAAATAGGTTTTTAATTATTTTTTTGACAATTCTTTAATTGCCGCCTCTGTTTTAATCTTAACAATCTTATAGATATTATCTTTAATTTCAGGGCTATTGAATATATTAAAGATTTGTTGTTCACTCAAATTTGTTGGGGCTTTTACATCGATAGTAAAATTCCCATCAACATTAACATTTCCTGTGATAGTTTCTGTTGTTGAAGTTTGTTTTTGGTATTGTTCCCAATTCTGATATCTTGTATCAGTCTGTTCCCCGATTCTTGAAATACTTTGAAGACTCTCTCTTTGAGCACTATTTTCACTATATTTAGCAAGAAAGGTCTGATATCTTTGAGCTAAGTCCAAACTTATTGTTTGTTCCTCTGAGGCTGTTTTCATTGTTGATAAGACATCTTCGATTGACCCTTCTCCTTTAAGTAAACTCATAATCGAAGTTCCAACCACATCCCCGAAATTTTGAAATTCTTTCCTAAATTCTTCTCCTGTAGGTAATGCGCCAGGACTAAAAGCAGCATCCGCTATTTTTCCTTCTTCTGTTCTGGCATATTCTATGGCTCGTTGTAATCCTTCTTGACCTGCTAACGCATAACTCAATCTCATGGGGAGTGCTGCTATGTCTCGTGCCATTATATCACTAGTATCTAATTGACTTCGAGCAATATCTTCCATCGACTTGGGTCTATCTGCAGCTTGTTGTTTGATAAGTTCGAATTGAGACTGAGATAATTTGTCTAAACTTTCTGTTTGGAGTTTACCGGTTTCGTCTCTGAATTGTACTTCATAACGACCCCCCTCGCCCATTTTTGACATGTTAGCCACCAACATTTTATCCTCTTCGCTACCTCTTATGTCGAAGGATATTTCACCTAATCGTCTATCTAAATCAGAAGCCGCTAATGCTGTCTTTGAAAACTGTTCAAATGACATTCCCGCAGCTTCGGCAAGTTCCTTCATCAATCTTACTCCACCCGGATTGATTCTGAAATTACCCGTCTTCTCATCGAAGTAGGTAAATTGTTTAGTCATTTCAATTAATGAATCCTGTAATCCTTTTGGGTCATTGATTGATTTATCCATTAAAATAAACGGGTCCACTAAATCTCCTGAGGCAACACCCAATCTTTGAAATGCTGCCGCCATCTGTATTGCTCCTTCAGGATTTAAAACTTTTTCAGCAAAATCCGAAGTTACTTGCATGTCAAACCTGAGCATCGAAGCTTGAGCTGCCATTTTGGTAAATCCAACAACACCATCTTGGAAATTGAAACGATTCATCATATCAACTTTGTTGACAACATCACCCATGATTTGAACCGCATTTAATCCTAACGATTGAACATAACCTACGGATTCTTCAACACCTTCGCCTATATTTGAAAGTTCAACACCAACACTACCAAATTGCTCAACTAAAAAATTAACATCTTTGGTAAGGAATTCAGATGTTGCGAAAATTTCCTGTAAAGACTCTTGTGATGCAACAACATTTCTCCGAGCACCTTCACCAACTTCAGCAATTGTTTTACTTAACTCTTCAGCAGAACCACCAAGTCTAACGAAATCCGCAACCCCATCAGATACTGCAGTTGAAAATTCGAGAAATCTTGCACGAGATTCTCCAAAAGACCTGTTAATAGTGGTAATACCATCTTGTATCCTACCTATATTGCCCACCAAATCAGCGGACTCACCAAGAAGTGATTTTAAATTACCCAAAAACCCTAAATCCTCATCTGCCATTATGGACTTTTATATTATAAATAGGGTTTTTATGATTTTTTTTGATTGTCTTCAACCCACTTATCCAAGAGATACTTTCGTATAAAAATTGGCATACTCATAAAATCTGAATATGGTATTGAAAATATTTTAGACAAATAATAAAACTCGTCTATTTGATTTTTTCTATAATCAGAAGAAAGGACGAAAAAAGTCTACCCCGAAGCCGATGTTAACCAATAGCTTTTCTCCTGACGGGGCAATAATCACTCGATTCATATCTAATCGAGGTACGTTTTCATTCATGAATTTTTTTATGTACTTAGAATCCGCAAACGGCATTGTTTCAGCAAACTTTTGAATTTCTACTTTGTCTTGAGTACCATCTACTTCAACTATTTCTCTCTGTAGTCTCCAAGTTCTAATTGGTGCGACTCTTCCTTGAGGATAAGTTTCAGATAAATTATTGATTTCGGTGACTTCACCGAAATTAAGTGGTTTCAACTTTACGGTTTTTTCGGACACTGGAAGTTTTGTGGTAAATGTACCGTCTTCATTTGGTTCATTACCACTAACGATGTTAAGTTCATCAAGTCTTTCATTAGCCGTGAACTTTCTATTTGTTTTTGGGTCAGTCAAATTCAATTCGATATTTGGTCCAAAGGCTGTGTTTCTAAGAAAAATGAGAATCGACTCAATGTCACCCTCCAATAAATCCTCGGGTCTTACACCAGGTTCGTATATCTTTGAACGAAGAAGATTGGTTGTCATGTCTTTACCACCCGCAATCAAAATATTTTCATCACTAGCAGTCAAATAACCAACCTTTAAAGATGATTTTTTATTTTTATAAAACATTCCCTTGGATGGAAGGGGTACCACATCGTGTGGCAATGTAAATTGTTGTTGTCCGTAATTAATAGTTTCTTGGTCCATATAAAAGAATAACCGTAGAGTTTATCTCTACGGTTAAATATAAAAGGTAATAAAAGTAAATAAAGACAATCTTAGTAAATCAACACACAACGGTCCATTCTCAAAGTTGCACCAATTGTCGCCAATCCATCTTGAGAGTAGTTTAAAGTGTTGAAGTTAACATCTGTAAGGAATGTACCATAGAGAATCCATTTTTCCACAACCACCCCTGTTGGGTCTAACATCTCTAAGTCAATATCTTTTTTGTATCCCGCCGCATATCCCATACGACCCGTTACCGATTCCGCGTGGAGACGAACCCACTCCATAAGAGCCTGTGCTGCAGAAGGTCCGATTGGGTCACGGAAGGTTACAGGAATAGTTTGCCAGTTAAATCTACCAGCAACATAGGTTGAGGTGTTCAAAAACTGAATTTCTGTTGGGTTGATGATGATGTGGGGTCTTGCAGTAGATTCTACAAACCACTCATTTATACCCAAAGATGATGGAAACCTTAATATGAACCTGTTTTGTCTTTTTGGTTCGTAAGGAATCGGCATTTTCATTAATAAATCCGCCATGGTAATATCTTAATTTTTTCTTTTATCTTTTATTATAAATATACCCATCAGTATAATTTTTCTATTGACTTTATTTTTTAAAAATTTACTCTCTTATAGAGCTCCAGTACTAGTATTCTTTTTTTATTCCTCCTTTAGTTGAATAAGTTTTAACTGGTTCTTTAATAGATTTAAAATAATCCTTAATTTTTTCTACATTCTTTTCGTCATCATCTGAAAATCCAATAGTTGGCTTGCCTGGTACAAACTTATTAGCAATTCCTTTCTTTAGAAAAGCTGTTTTATGTAGCACAGCCGCCATTGATTTAACATAGTTTACAAAGTCCGCCATTGCTTTTACCTTTTCTTCTTCAGGAGACGAGGCACCCTTATCACTTCCGAAACTAACAGGATTATAACGATTCAGTTCCAAGTAAGACCTAACCATTTCTTCATCGGTCATTTCTTCTTCGTCAACAAAATCTCGATATTTTTTTAGATTTTTAATTAATTCTTTTTTGGAAATACCACCAAAATTCTTATCGATATAGTTGAAAATAGCCTCTTTAATAGTATTTGGATTATGACCTCGAGCGGTAATAATTGCAAAAATCGAACCATTATTAATAGATTCTTTGAAATCGTTCCATGCCGGTCCAATTCTAGCCTTTAAACTATCTTTTAAAAATTGTTTGTCACCGTGGACCCCAAAAAAACGGAAAGGGTCTTCCGAGTAATCTACAATAGTATTACCTAAGTAATCAAAAGATGTTTTACCAATTCTCTCCCTATGAGTAGCAAAATCCTCGGTTGACATTTCCACTTCTTTACCCTTATCATTTAACAAAATGATTTTGGTTGGCATGTGGACAATGTTATCGTCCCAATCAAAAGCATAGTATTTAAGGTCGGGTGTTCCAATTTTGAAGGGGTCTTTTATTTTATTATACATTTCCAATTAGGCAAAAAAAGGGTGGGAATTTGTTTTCCCACCCCAAATATATTAAATATTTTCGAAAGATGCTCCTGTTGGAGTAATTAAAAACTCAATATCGATAAATTCAAGTGCTTTAGTTGGTTTCAAATATATTTTACCTGTCAAAGTATTTCTATCCAAATCTTCAGGAGTTGATGCTACTGTCACTCTAAAGTCATACAAACCACGGTCTCGTCTAATTGCATCCAAGATTGGGTTTACAGAATCCAAGAATTGTTGTCTTACAATTTCATCGTTTTGTTCGAACAATAGTCTTACAGCAACCGCTGAAATCAACTTACGAGCTTGTAACAACAATCTTCTAACATTTAATCTGTTTAGAGCAGAATCTCTGACTTGTAAGGTTTTGTTACCCCAAATTACAGTACCAACATCAGAGAAGGTTGCAATAGGGTTTATTCTACCTTGGTAAAGAGTATCTCTGTCTTCCTGAGTAAGTTTTAATCTTGCTTTAACGGAGTTTACAAGACCTCTTGTGTAACCCGCAGATGCAAACCAAGGGAAGGAAATGTTATCAGTTAAAGCTAAGTTTCTACAAACCTGACCCGTTGCCGGTAGATATATCTGTGTATTGTTAACAGTATCTCTTTCCAAAATCCATGGGTAATAGGTTGCTGTATAAGATGAATCGATACCAGTTTGGTCTAAATTATCTACCGCTTCTTGTGGGTAAATAATCTCAAATTGAGAAGTAGCGTCTGAAGTAAACATGTTGTAGTCAGGAGTTGTTACGACATAAACCGCGTCTGCCCTTTCATTTTCAACCATACCAATTGCCAATTCAGCAAGATTTGAGTTATTAACATAATCAATACCCGGAGTTGCAAATACATTGATATTTGTGGATTCAGGATTGTTAAATGTTAATTGACCAAGTAAGTAAGCGTAATAATCTGTGTTTGCGAAATCTTGAGTGTTATCTCCAATAACAATTCGCTTGAAAGTACCATCACCAGATGCTGTTGGGTATCTTTGGGTAGGTGTTGCCCCTTGTAAGTATCCCTGAGCTCCAAGAGCAAATCTGTCTTGGTTTGTTCTAAATTCTCTGTAGATATCCCATCCATCAAATCCTCCTTGGAAAACTGTTGTGAACTTTCTTGAGTACAAGAAGTAATATGGATTATCTTGAGAAGTTGGTTCCCCATCAAAACTTGCAACACCACAATCAAATGCTGGTGTACCACTTGTTATTTGAGAATTTGCAATGGTGATAACTGTTGCTCCCGAGTCAAAGTGAAACCCTTTAGTTTGATAGTTCCAAGATTCTGAAGTTGTTGCTAAGTCCCAACCAACTACAGGGTTTTTCTTCCCTTTATATTGTAGTAAGTCACTATCAATTCCGAATTGAGTCGAGATACCCAAGTAGGTTCTTCTAACAATATCTCCTGAAGAACTTACAATATTACTACCTCCAGCAGTTGTTCCAAAAGGTGGGTCAAAAATTGTTTCCCCTGGGAAGAAGTATTTAGTTTTGATGATAGGGAAAGGAGAAGGGTTTGTAACACTTTCATAAACTCTTTCTTCCAAACCATAGAAACCACAAGGTAATGCATCGATTGGATATTCATCTGAAAGTTCAATCATCACATACGCAGAATTCAAAGGATATTCACCGTCTACCGAACCAATTTTTTTAGCGACAAAACTGTTCGATGCTGGGTCCATTGTACAGTTTGTGAATTTTTCATAAACAACAGGATTAGCATCCGTATCAAAAAAGTCTCTTACTTGTACATCAAATGTTGAGTTATTAAACGAAATATTCGCAATAGAAATTTTAACCTGAGTGTTAGCCTCAAAACCATCAGAAATTGTAACAAATCTGAATAGTTCATAAACTTTATTACCACGAAGTTCAGAAACTAAGAAAGGGGTTTTTGGTGTTTGATATTGTTCCAAATTCCACGCAATTGAAGTTGTAGAGCTTTTATCACGAGCCTCAGGGAGAGCAATCAAATCACACTTGACACCTCTAACATACCCTTTATTAAAACCATAGTTTAACATTCCTAGATAAGATTCCTCAACATAAATTGGGACATCTTGTCTTGGTTTAGAAAAATTGGTGACGCCTAAAACTTTAGTTAAGTAATTCGCATTTGTTGAATCGAACGATGTGTCAAAAGCAAATGTGTCACCTTCAAAAGTTACACCACTTAATTGGAAAGTTGCAAACGGACTTTGTGAAATTCCGGAATATGCACCAGTACAAATGAGATTCAAATCAGTTAAACCAGTAACTTGATACTGAGGACCGTGGTCATTAGCGTTATAATTTGAAATACCTCTTGAACGAAGAGTTGCTAAAATAAGATTGTTCCAATCAGTATATGCTGTACCTGAATAGGTGTAAGTTTTCCCTACAAGAGTCCCCGAGAATGAACCTGAAGCACCTGTAACAAAGTCCGTAACATTGTAATACCATGAATAACCCGAATAAGAATTAGCAGTTGTTACATCAAAAGTTGCATAGTACCAAGGGTCATTATTACCATCGGTTAATTCTGCAAAATCTAAACTTAAGTCATCACATCCAAACACATTATCAAAATTTGGGTATTGTGAGTTTAATACATTGTAATCAGATGTGGGAATAGAACCATAGACATTTACTGTTGAACCACTCAATGATGTATTTGCCGAAATACTAATCATAAAATTAAACAGGTCACTATTGTAAGTTGAAGTGGACCCATCAATTAAAGTGTAAGAGGTGTTCAATGCGTTTAAAACTAACGGAGGAAGTCCCCCACCAAAAGTTAGTGTGTTACCAGTTGTAAAACCAGCAAAAGTTGTGGTGAATGAAACAGGAGCACTTGTGTCAATACCAACAGTCGTACCATTGACATTTGCAATCGCTTGTAATGACCATGAAGGTCCTGCGTCATAACCCGACAAACCTAAAATACGGGTTACAAATAATTGATTAGATTGTTGAAGGTACGCTTTGGCAATGTAAGCGGCTTCATATTTCGGTATTTGAGTTCCGATAAATTTTTCAGGTATGGTTCCCCCAAAGAAAGTCTGAAACTCATCGAAATTTGTTATAAAAATTGGTTCGAAGGCGGGACCTCTTAGAGTCTCCCCCACCAAACCTAATGTGGTTACACCCACACTTTGTGCTACAAACGATAAATCTGTTTCTGATGTATAAACCCCTGGGGATACAAAAACTTTTTGATTTGCTTGTGATGTTACTTGAAAAAACATTTTTTTAAATTTTTCTTATTCGGTTTTATTTTATTAGATAAATATTTGATTTAAAACCAAAAAACTTGACTTTTGAATATGTATTATTAAACGGTGAGAATTTTTTCTACCTTTTTTCTGCCTTATGAAAAATACCCCTAAGTCTATCAAGAACCTGAAAATATCAGAAAGTACCCATGAGGTACTAAAAAGTTATTGTGAAAAAAATGGTTTGAAGATGTATAAGTTCTTAGAAAAGCTCATTTTAGACAACTGTAAGGTGACAAAAGATATCTACGGAGAGTAATTAAACCAACTTACTTTCGAACTCAATTACTGACACCTCACCTACAATATCCTTGATGATATCCACTCTAAAAATGTCTCCAGTATTCAATTGAACAGTAGAAATATTTTGTCCATAATAATCACCATTAATAAAAACATTGTATGTATCAACATTTGATGATGATATCAATGTGAGGTCAACTCTATAATCAACTTGGTCATCAATTAAGGATGTATTACCTGAGGTGTATAGAAGTTTGTATGTAAATTCGTCAGGATTTGAAGGAGTAATTTCTGCTCTTCTACCTTTCGGGACTTGGGTGTCAACTTCAAATAATTGTACTACGCGTGAAATTGCTGGTTTTACTTCAAATTCTTCCTCATCAATTAAGTAACCTAACATTGTAAATTCGTAACTTTGAATATAATAATTTCTTTTTTCAACATCGATTACTGATTCATCTGAAACATTGTTCATTATTATGGGGACATATTGTCCTTTAATAAATGTGTAAGCTTGACGAGAAGAGAAAGTTTGAAGAACATTTTTATTGAATGTATTTAACTCCCTCATTCTATTACAAATGATTTTAACACTGTAATTAATATCTACAGGGACGGGTTGAGGTATGGTGTAAACATCATACCCCTTTTGGTTACCATTCCATGTTGGGACTGTGGCATAATAAAATTGTTTTCTAACAGGAATTGTATACTGAAGTGATGGATTTGTTCCGTATTTTACTTCAGGTTGTCTCACAAGAGTAATAAATGGAAGTTGAACATTGAAATCATCATCTTTAAAGTTCCAAGTTTCAGTAAATTGTGACCATCTTTGATTTGTTATAATTTTGTCAATAACACTAATGTCTTTTCCCGAAACAACTGTCTTCAATTCATTTTTGACAAATTCTAACATCCCCCCATCTAAATCGGCATGAAGAACACTCTGAGGAAGATATGTTCCGTCTTCATTGATAAACTGTAGAAGTTGTTCTCTTCTGGCAGACAAAGTCTTTGGTGGAACCAAGTCAATATCCATTTTGATTTGTTTCTTAAAAATAGGGTTTTTAGGAAGTGCCATTATGTACCGTAAAATTCATTTTGACTTGTTGGGGTTGCAATGATTGTTCTGTAGAACGGTTTGTAACCTCCATAAGTGTGTTTATTGTCAGACACAACACGACCATCGTCAGATACGGTATAGTACCTAACTTTATCTTCGGATTCATAATACCCAAAGTAATCACCCATTTGAATATCAACACCCAATTCTTCCAAGTAAGCGCGGTAAATTGAAAACCTCATATTACCTGGCTCGTTTTGTTCTACACGAGATGTACCGAGTCTCTGAGCGGTGGGGGCTAAGATTTGAACATAACCCTTTAGTTCAACAGGAGCAAGGAACTGAATACCTCCCTCTGGTGATTCTCCATATACATCATCGATACGAGTACGGTATCTATCGATACGATACAATACCACAGTAAAGTTCATATCACCTTCTAACCATTCTTGACCCATAGAAATATCAAGGTTATAATCCTCCGCACCGAAGAACTTACCTAACCGCGTAATTGGAACTAATTTCTCTGCCATAGTAGTTATATTGATAAATACCTCTTTTTAATTTATATTTTAAATAAAAAATTATGGAACTTATTTTACCCTCAAAGATTACATTAAAATCTAGTGATGTTCATGGATTAGGCATCTTTGCAACAAAAAAAATAAAAAAAGGTGAAGTCATCGAAGAGAGCCCAATCATGAGACTACCTATCGAGCCAGGAGAGAGTAGTCCTTTGTTTTCAAACTATCGATTTGCATGGCCTAAAGGAGAAGGATGGCATAGTCATGTTGTTGCTATGGGATACGCATCGTATTACAACCACTCGGATAACCCCAATGCAGAATGGAACAACAATTTAGAAAACATGACTTTTATGTTTACCGCCCTTACGGACATCAAACCTGGTGAGGAAATCTTCGTTTACTACGGACCAGAAACTTACTGGTTCGACGAGCAAACGAAGGTTGAAGGAAAATAATGTCGGTTGGACTAACAATAGAATCCAAAGCCATCTCCATATTGGAGAACTACTCGGGGGCTAACAACTATATCTTGGGGTTAAAAGTCAAACTTGACAAAAACTCCAAGTTTTACCCCACGCGTAGTCAATCAGAATACATCATTAATAATCATTCTAAGACCCCACTTGTAGCAAAGAAGTGGGTTGTCTTGGATTCTTATTTTGCTAATAAGATTGCCGATGAGAGATTAATGATGACAATTCCCGAAAAGATTTGGATTGAAAAATTGTTGGCAGAAAAAGACAAAGCCTACCACATTTGGGGTAAATTCTCTGAGGAAGACCCCTTGACGGAGATGTGGGTTCCTAAGGTAGCAATTATCAAAGATAACAAAGTTGAAATTGCCGAAGTTGATTACACAAAATATTCACATCGTCCTCCCCTTGAACACCAAAAGGTTGCCATCGAAGAACTCCTTAAAAATAAGAAGTACATCTTGGCGGATGATATGGGTTTGGGAAAAACTACCTCGACAATTATCGCATCATTAGAAATGGGGGCAAAAAAGATTTTGATAATCTGTCCTGCCTCTCTGAAAATTAATTGGCAAAGAGAATATCAACTCTACTCTGAAAAAACAAGTTATGTCTGTGAGGGCAAAAACTATTCTGAAGAATCTGATATTGTGATTATGAATTACGACATTATCAAAAATTTCCACGATTCAAAAGACAGAAAGAACTCGATAATTATGAAGTCCAATTTCGATTTAGTTATCATCGATGAGGCACACTACATTCAAAATGTACAAGCTCAAAGAACCAAACTAATCAACGACTTGGTTAGAGACATCGACCGATTGTGGTTATTAACGGGAACCCCTATGACCTCTCGACCGATTAACTATTTCAATCTTTTGTCGTTGGTTGATTCACCCGTTGCTAAAAATTGGATGGCGTATGTTGTTAGATATTGTTCGGGATATCAGTTCAGGGTTGGTCCAAGAAAAGTTTGGAATGTGATGGGTGCATCCAACTTGGAAGAATTAAGAGACCGAACCGGGGCATCTGTCCTTAGAAGATTAAAAGAAGATGTATTGGACTTACCTGAAAAAATTATCACTCCTGTATACCTTCGTCTTCGTTCAAAACTTTACGAAGAGGTTATGGGAGATTATTACAATTGGTATGAAAAAAATCCTGAGGAAAGTAAAAACCTTTCAATTCAGTTCACCAAACTAACTCAGGTAAGACAGGTAATTGCCGAGGAAAAAACTCAACACACAATTGAACTTGCGGAAAACATTGTCGAACAAGGAAAAAAAGTTATCATCTTTTGTAATTTTACAAAGTCACTTGAAACAATCGTCAATCACTTTGGTAAAAGTGCTGTGAGGTTAGATGGTTCAATGAATAAGACCCAAAGACAGGATTCCGTAGATAGGTTTCAAGAAGATGATAATGTAAAAGTGTTTGTTGGTAACATCAAGGCTGCTGGCGTGGGAATTACCCTAACCGCAGCCGAAGCTGTTATTATGAATGACCTTTCATTTCTTCCTTCAGACCACAGTCAGTCCGAAGATAGGGCATACAGATACGGACAAAAAAATAATGTTTTGGTGTACTACCCAATTTTCGAAAATACAATTGAGGGTATCATCTACGACATATTAAACAATAAAAAAAGAATAATAGCCACAGTTATGGGTGATACCTCGGATGAGACAAATATTGTTGAAGAAATTTTAAAGAGTATAAATCAAAGGAGATAATCGGTAGTTGTCTATTATTTATAGAAAAATAATATAGACCATGCAACACATACAAGAATCGGTAGAGAAGATTGAAAAACAAATTCTTCACGAACAAAAAAGAGAACAAGCCAAAGAACTTTTACAAGAAGGAAAAAAAATCGGAATAGAAAAATTACCCTACAGTTACTCTGCGGTAAAAAGATTCATAGATTCCGAAACCATGAATGTCCACTACAACAAACACTACAAAGGTTATGTGGATAAACTCAACAACTTACTGTCAAAGAGAAAGGGAGACCACGACCTCGAAAAAATAATCAGAGGTATTTCAAAATACCCTAAAGGAGTAAGAGATAACGCAGGGGGTGCATTTAACCACGCACTTTTTTGGAATATGTTATCCCCCCAACCACAAAGAATCGGTAAAGAGTTACTTCAACAAATTAAAAAAGATTTTGGAACGTTCGAGAAGTTCAAAAAACAATTCGAAGAAGTTGCCATACAAAGATTCGGTTCAGGATGGGTGTGGTTAATCCTTACCAACAAAGGAACCCTAAAGATAATGTCAACTCCAAATCAAGATAATCCATTGATGAATGTAATTGAAGGCGGCGGATATCCAATTTTGGGCTTAGATTTGTGGGAACATGCATACTACCTCAAATACAAAAACAAAAGAGATGAGTATATCAAAAACTTTTGGACCGTGGTCAATTGGGACTTTGTGGGAGATATGTATACACTCAAAACACAAACCAAGTTATTGGAGTCACAAGAAATGGGTAAGATACTAATGGAAACAAAATCAGAATCGTGTACAAGGGGGGAAGTAGAATTCTTCAGAGTGTTGTTCAACAACAACCTACGCGCAAGAGACATCTATAAGAACACAATTAATGATATTCTTAGAAACCTCTTTGCTGACAACTACCACAACAAAAGGGAGAATGGTGAAATACCCGGAGTTTACGATTTAGAAAAACCGGGTCGTAGTGTCATTAATTATATGAACACTAACTATTCCGTCTTTTGTATTATGGTAAGAGATTTAAATAGAGTTATTACCAAGTCACTCAAGGAAAAATCTGTGAACTTCGAAGGGAAGACCCCTGCAGAACAAATCTCAGAAATGAAAAGACTCTGTAACTACATCGAACAATTTAGTTCAAGAATTTTTGACCCAAACAGTCAAACATTCCATTCTATTATGAATACCCTCAAAGAGAAGGATAATGTTGGTACCCGTAGAGAAAATATGGCACAGGTTCGTCTTCAAGAGAGTATTCCAAACGCTAAGGTAATTGTGACAGCAGGTGCTGGAAAAACCAAAGACGCAATTCAAAAAATAGACATGGAAATAGTTGTCGAAAACTCGAAACTTACTGCACAGGTAAAAGGGTTCGATGAGATTTTAGAACAAAACGGTCGTTTGGTTGTGACCAAGACTGGTGAAGTTGCAAAATACAATGTTGATTGGATGGTATTTGTTAAGGGTAAAAAAGTGGTCGTCTTTGAAAACAAAGGTGAAATTGTCATGGGAAACTATGTTTTTGAGAAAACACAAATGATATACGATTTGAGATAATCGCGGTATTTATAGGTATGGCTGTATTACCTGAACCCGAAAGAAGTAGAATTTATACACGACTTCGTCACCAACTTGGTGCCCCTCTGAGAGCTGTAGAACTCGAAGATGAAATGTTGGACTCCTTGATGGAATTATCCATTCAAGACTATGAACAATATACTTTGGATTGGCTTATTGAATCTAACTGGGTTAATTTGGTTAACCTAAATATGAACGAGAAATCAGTGGCTAGAGCTTTGGTTACCCGTACTTTTAATTTAGAAGACCAATTTACATATGCATACTCTAAGATTGTGGGTTTACAAACTACGGGTCCTTATGTGTTGAAAAAGGATTATTTCGTTTTAAGTGCTAACACCCAATCATACGAAATACCTGCAGGTAGAGAAATAAATGAGTTACTATGGTTTTCGAATCAACCTTTTCAGAACTTAGCTCTTTTTGGTACAACTGATTATGGGTTTGGTGGTTTGGGATTAGGAGCAAACCAAGCGGGATACGCCCAAATGGGAAATGCGGGTTCTTATTTTATGCTAAGCGGTTTTGATTATTTACTTCGATTCCAAGAGGCAAATATTCTTAATAGAATTTTGGGTGGGGCGTTGACTTACAAAATTACGGGATTACCTGATGGTAAAAGATTAGTGACCCTCTACAACGCACCTGGTTCAAACTTTTCGTTCAGTAATTATTCCTCTTACACCGGCAAAGCTGTTTGGTATTGGTATTATGATGTTGATGGGGACAGTCGTGCACAATGTATAAAAGACAATCCTGACATTATCAAATTACCGTCTGATGTTCCAATCGAAGAACTTTCTTGGGAAGACTTAAATGTTCCCGCACAACAATGGGTCAGAAAGTGGTTTACCGCATATTCTAAAGAAACATTATCAAGAGTTAGAGGAAAATATTCAGGAAATCTTAAAACACCTGACTCAGAGCTTCAAATGGACTATCAGTCGTTGGCTACGGAGTCCAAGGATGAAAAATCTAAATTAGAAGAAGAATTGAAACTAAGGTTAGAAAGACTACGCCCTGAAAAACAAATGGAAAAAGAAGCACTATTGGCAGAAAATCTCAACAAACAAATGAAGTTTAGAGCAATGCCAAGACAAATCTATGTTGTTTAATATGGAAAACAGAGACCGTCTTAAATCAATTTTTGATTATCTTTTTAAATCGATAGATACCAATTTCAAAATAGTTGATACTAAACTATTTTTAACCCTCACCAAAGCAGGTGAGTTAGTTGCATATACTTTTGTGATAAAAACAACTCAAGATTTTGATGGTGTTGAATACCAACAAATGGCAAAAGACTTGGATGAGGCCGAAAACACATTGTCCGAAATTTTTTCCAAGAATATAATTACTAAAAATCTCAAAATGTCGAATTCTCAAAATTATCCTAACCTTTGGGTTGGAATTCTTATTAATAAGTTAAACGCAGATAATGTAAAAGGTCGTATGGATACTGAGTGGGAAATATATGTAGATTTAAACGAATAAATAAGTTATGTCAGTAATAAAAAACACACCCTCACAAAGAGTTATCAATGGGAAAATGATAACCACATCTGAAACTGCTGTGGTTTCTGAGCCGTTTTATGAAACACACGGAGAAACTTGTATTGTCATCCGTGGTATACCACAAGCAAAAGTCCGTTTGGATAGTATGTCAACCGACCATACAGTAATCAAAGCGATGACTAAAGTTCTTATTGTCCCCGATATCGGCAGAATCGATGAAGATTACGATGAACTTTTAATAGAAAGAGGTGCTTGCGTAGAATTTAGATTCTGTGCAGGTGTTTGGTATATTATATCCTCTGACGGACTCAAGCAGTCTTAAGTGGGATATTTTTCAGGTCTCTAATCTTTATTGTCCTTAAATTGGTCGTACCCTCTGCCAATTTCACGAACACACCTTGGTTTGCCATGAACTCAAAAACATAAAAAAGGTAATCTGCAAGTACCAAGTCAGGTCGAATGACCGATACTCCAATATGTTCGGGAGAATACTCTCGGGTGGGACGACCAACTTGTTTATCACTACCACGACGGATAATCCAAAAATCAGCCGCGGGGTTGTCAATGTTGAGGTTAACTATGTCTTTCAGTTTCATAGTTGTAAATATACTGTTGCCAACCTTCTTCTGCAAAATCATAGATATAATTTTCTGAAAGACCTCTCTTTTCCCAATATCTTATCTCACCATCAGATAAAGTCATTACCTCATCCAATTCGTCTTGGTCACCAAGACCCATAGGGTATCCGTTAATTAACTCACATTGTGTGTGGGTGAATATACCCATATCCTCAGGATTATTTACAATCAATTCCTTACGAACTTCATCCTTAAAACAAACCAAAAGAGGTTCAATTCTTTTGTTAAATGTTGTAACAGCTCGAGCTACATTGTAATCCCCCGTCATCTCGGGATTGTTTTCGAGGTCATCAGGATTCAGAATATAACAATTAAGGTTAATGTATGAGGCGACATCTTGAAGAACCTCACCCGTTTTTTCAAAGATTCGTTTCTTTTGAAGGTCGGAGTACCTCTTAGCAGGAACCTTTTGAACATCACCATGAGATGCTTTCTCACCGTTGTTAACATACATAATCAAATCCCCCAAGTTTACATTCATTTTATGGTGAATGGCAAGTTCCATATGTGCTTGACGGGACATCAAAGACCCCGCTTTTGTGGTCTGTGTACACCGAACCTTGTAATCCTCAAGGGTCTGTTTAACTTTAGCTTTCTGAGCAATTTGAGCAAGAGGAATCTGTTGGTTGTAAATCTTCTCTAAGTATTCATAGTAGTAATCCACAAACTCCTTACCATTACCCTCCAATAACATCTTGATACCTTTGTCCAAAAATTTTTCGATGTAACCGGGAAGTTTCTTAGATTTAATGGAATTACCGGTAAGTTTGATTTTACCCTTATAATCCATAACCGCATAGTTCTTACGAGCAAGGTTAATACACGATGGCCATACACCATCGGTATCCAAAGCCATTTCTCCCCTCATAAAGATGTCATTGTATTCTGCAACATCCGCTTCAGGACCCTCATAGACCTTACCAAGTTTTACCTTCCAATTTAATCCACGACCAACATAACTGCGAGACTTTGCACCCTCAGGTAGGGAAAAGTTCACACCGTCCGTATCCATTACAAGGGGGGTGTAACCACGAGCCATAAAGAACTTAATCATTTGACGAAGATATTGACGACCAGTACAGGTGATTTGCTCACCCATATACATGTCCCCCCATGCAAATACCTGTGGAGCAGAGAGTGCACCGAACATAGAGTTAATAAAGATTTTGATAGGGAGTTGTTTGTTTCCGTATGATTCAGATTTCTTTCGGTCGGTTTCGTAAAATTCCTCAGCAAGTTCTTTGTATTTGATACGAGTGTCACGGAAATACTTTAACATACCTTTCATCGCTCCTGTTACATCACACTCAGGAAAAACATCATGTACGAGTTGAATAGAGGGGTACAGAGACGAGAAATCGAGTTTAAGGACATCCTTTGAATATCCGACCTTTAAGAGTCGTGAGAGACCTCCTACGAAGTCTGTCTTACCTTGTTTGGCGGGGATTGCGAGATTGTTTTTATAACTCCAGGCAAGCATCAACATTTTCCATAGAGTAGCGGTACCCATAGTAGATACTCTCTCATAAGTTGTGGGAATCATCGAGGCAAGAAGAAAAGAACCCTGATTGAATTCCTTATCAACTTTTAAAGTTTCCTCCAAGTCATCTTGAAGGTATCTCTCAACAATATCAACACCGTTGGTAAGCAAATAAGTGTCAGGGAATTTTACATCCAAATCCACAAAATCACCTTTTTTACGATATTCGCCAGTTTTCAAGTTCAACCAATACTCATGGTTTTCAGTATACATCTTACCAATACTGTCGTGATTAATGTACACTCGGTCCGCTTCCTTGGCATTGATAAACTCAGAAATATACTTAAGACCAGCACTTTTGATTGATGAGTTAATTGCCTGTGCTCGTCTAACAGCATGGATAATGTCAATTACATTATAACCCCAAATAGAGGTTTGCATAAAATCTTCAATCTCGTTTGCTAACTTCAACATGTTCTTCTTTTGAGAAATGGAATGTTGAGGGTGAAGTGACTTACAAACCTTCCTTATATCAATCCCCAAAATACGAGACCTCTCAAACAACCAATTCCAATCGAAGTTTGCTGAGTTGTAACCCCCAATAATACTAGGTTTTAACTGGTTGATAATATTGAAAAACTCAACAATACCTTTAACCTCATCTTCCTCATTTACACACTCAATAATCTTGTTAAATCCGGTGTTGGTCCTAATACCAATCATAAAGATTCTACCATCTTTAGGTTCAAGTGAAGTTGTCTCTAAGTCATATACAAGTCGAGTTACCTCGTCATAGTCTTCATAACCCTTAAAGAGTCGTTTTTCTTTTGAGATAAAGTATTGCTCAACGGGGGGGAGAATAAGAATTTTATCACGGAACTTCTCACCCCATGGGTCAGCACCCCCTTCTCGGAAAAATTGAATAAGATGACGATAACCCTTAAGGGATTTAACTATAAAGGTTAACCCTTTTTCCATACGAGGGTCACCGTGAGTATCGAGTTTCTCAATGACAATACCATGTTTGGTCATTGCCTCTTTCTGTAACCCTTTAGAGTTTTGATAAAAACCCATGTTATGAAGGTCACCTACCCAACAAAATGGAATGAATGTATCCTTACGGATTTCTTTTCCTTTCCCTGGTATTTCTTTAATTTTATAAATGGAATCGGATGCGTAGTCAAATTCTACTGCTACGATAAATTCTTCAGGGTCATTACCCTCCAAAAATGACTTGATAACTTCTTCGTCAATCATATTTTCAATTTTTACCGAGTGACACATTATCTTCCACAACTAAGTGGAGTTTGTCTTACTCATTCATCGATAAATATAAAAAACCCGAATTGGGTTGTCAAACTAACAACAAGATTGTTCCGAAATAAAACTATCTTCGATATTGATATAAAGTTCCTCACGGATGGGGACAATCAAATTTCCTTGTTGAGTACCGAGTAATCCACTGTTCTTAATTAAGAATTGTCCTTGATATCTCCCAGGGGTATCGGTTTGTCTTGAGGTAAACTGATAATAGATATAGTATTCTGTTGGTGCACCTGGTTCACTTGGTATTAAACTCACAATAGAACATGGTGCTCCCACAATTTTAGGAATTCCTGTTTTTACATCAACCATTGAAAAGAATATGGTGGCGAGTTCTAATAACTCCATAGTATCACCATAGGTACTTCTACCGTCTTGAACAACTTGCATTTTTAAAACTGGCAAAGTTGCATTTTTCCTAATAAAGAATTCCATACAAAGATAAATACTTTGTTAGGACTCTTTTCTTAACTTTCCATCGTAGAATTCGAATCTATCGTGTTCGGTAGGTGTTGCAAATAACAGTGAGGGTTTGATGTTCCCTTTTTTTGTTTCTTGATAAATGTAACTCATCCAAGTTTGTTCAAAGGGTCTATCCCACTTTGTGGTGAGGAACATTTTTTCGTTTCCGTATCTTGAAACCACTTGTGGCCAATTGCAATAATACACCTCACCTATACCATAAGCTAATCCTTTGAAAGAACGGACTTCATTAAACTTAGTTCTTGGAGCATTGGGGTCTAATCCTTGTACTGGAAGAGTAGATTTTTCGGGCCAATACTCCTCTCTAATATGCTGAGGTACATTATACCAAGACCATTGAGTACCATTGTCACCATAAAATTCGGTAAAATTGAGTTTTATAAAATCCAAGGATTCTTTTTTGGCAATTTGAATTGATTTGTTGTAGAGGTCAGGAATTTTTCTTACAAAACCATTTTTACAAGTTTCATTAGCACCACCATAAAAAAACATATCATCTTCAAAGAACCAATAGAAATCAAATTTGTTCTCCTGAGAGTGCTCGGCAATCCATTGTCTTCCGCCACAAATTCCTAAGTTATCCTTTTTGATATGTTCGAAACCAAATTCATCACACAACTCTTTATATCTTTCAGTAGTAGTTAAATCTGATGAATTATCTAACAAGAACTTTTTTGGTTTATCTAAAAAGTTTCTATCATACATTTCCATTGATTTAATTAAAGTCTCAAACTGATTAGGACTATTAAATGTAATTACATACAGTGCTGAGTTATCAATATTCAAATCAGAATATGCGACTTTGCCCTGAGTATTTTTAACTTTATGGGTGTCGTTTTTGACATCTTCACAAAATTTACCGATAAGTCCGTTTGACTCAATTTCATAGTAGTCAAAAATATCGGGGTGCCGATAAAGAAGAATACTGAATAAAGATTCTTCTGTACCCATAAGACCATCCGATAGAGTTTGATTCATCAGATTGTAATAAAGTCCATTGACATCAGAAATACTATCTTTACTACCACCGAAGATTCCACCACGACAAACAAGTTTTACATGGTTTCCTGCGTAGTTGTTGATTTTAGGATAAGTAAAACCATGAATTTCTTTTTCAGCGGCATAAGGAAAGGCAACAAACCCAAACTTACTGAAGAGATTATGAAACTTATGGTGAATTTTATCATGAGTAAAATATCCAGGATGAACCGTATTTGTTATACCTGCATCAATCCAAAACATATGGGTCGAATCAAAAGAGTCAAAAATCCTCGCATCGTTAAGTAAAAACATTTTAGACATAACCAAAGGGTTATACATATCCAAACGAGACTGAGTTGATTCGGGTAACCAACCTGATTGATTAAACCATTCAGGATTGGTTCTAATTTTTTGAATTTTGTCGTAAAAATCATTTTTAAACCAAGATTGGTCCCTAACGATAAACTGAGTGTTTTCACGACCCCTTCTTTCCCAAACAAACCCTTCAAGTTCTTTTTCCCCAAAAATAATTAGGTTGGCGTCGATTTGAAGTAGTTGTTCAAATTTATCTAAATAGTGCTGAAATGAACGAGACCAACCCTCTTGGAGTTCATCCCTTTTTATATTCCAAAGGCCCGTAACGAAAGTAACTTTATTCATAAATTCTATTAAATTCTTCTAATATTCTATAAAAACTTTTTTTATCTTCATAATATGAAACGTTTAAATCCCTCGGACCAGAGTCAGGACACCACCAAATATCGAACTGTTTTATTTCAAATAACTCAGGATGATTAACACGCATCAATGACATAATATTTTCCTCGTGTGGAAGTGTTTTATCTGTTGAAATAATTTTTTGTAAATAATCTTCAAAAATATTAACAATGTCATCCCATTTTGATTTATGACCGCCAAACATTCCACCAATAACATGAAGAGAAGGGTCATATAAATTTGTATACCAATTTCTGTTTACTGTGCCCGACCAATAATAATTTACATTTTCTTTAGCTAACATAAGGAATTTATCTCCAGTGTCTTGTATTACATTTCTTAAAAAATCATTGTTGAAAAGTGTCGATTCATAATACCTGCGCTCTGGGTGTGTTCCAACCAAATATTTGTTTGGAATTAATCCTGTATGGGAAAGGCCCGCATCAATCCAGTAATAGTAATCATAACTTTTATCCTCATTCCACCACCAGTGGAACTTGGAATATTGTATCTCCATACATCGGTCACCCCTTCTTACACCTTCGACATCTTTAAATTCATTTATTAAATTGAAAAATTTAGTGTATGAGATATCAAAAACTTCAAATTTTAATTTATCCGACGAAATATTATGGGTATCATAAAAAAAATTTTTTAACCCCTCAATTTCCCTATTAGAGGTATAACATAAAAAGTCAGCATCGGTTATCTTCAATAAAGACAATAGACTCCATCTATAATGTCCGTTTCTACCTGGTCTTCCACCCAAATCAGTACCATTTAAGTCACAGTAGATACATGTAATAAACTTAGTTTTCATATGGTAATTTCTGAAAAAATTTTATCTTGTTTAGTTTTAATATTTTGTTCTAAACTCAAAAACTCCGAAGGGATTTTAATAGGTGAATATTGGTTCCAATTATATGTTTGCGTATAAAAATTATTGTAAACGCCATGAGACACATCCGACCAATCGCTAATTTGTGGGGCAATTGGTATTACGGGAGAATAACTTTGTTTTTTACTCATAATAAATTGGTAAATAAAATCATCAATTGCATAATACCCCAAGTTTTCTTTAGGTTCCAATTTTAATACCTCATCATAAATACTATGGTGATATACTATCATATTTGTCGCAAAGATACCCCTATGATGTTCTAATTTCGGTGGAAAATTTGTTAAATCCAATAAAGTTGGATATTGAATACTTCTATTAACAGGACGATTTAGTGTCGGTGATAAATTAAAAATACCATAATCAATACCTTCAGTATCGGTGGTTATCTTTTCAATTAAGGACTTGGCGTAGGGCATAATAGAACAATCATCTTCAATTACCATAACCTCATCTAAACCTTTTTCGATTGCTTTTTTTATTATCTCAATATGGGATAAAGAACAACCACCGTGGTCGTTTGTATCTACCGCACCAAATCTTTCAAAATCCCAACCAATATAATCCATTTCAAATTCAATAGATTGCATCCTGTCAGGTCTTCTATCTAAATTAACAATATACTTGTAAATTTTATTAATATCCATTACAAGTTTCCTGTTAAACGGTCACACCATCCCTTAGATTCAGAGTGTGGCCAAACAACCCAATAAGCAGGTTTTTGTGTGGTTTGAAAATCTCTCCAAATTTTACAATATTTGTCAGGGTCATTCATCATTCTTGAAATCTCAGATTTGTCAGCGTCTTTTCTAAACAAAGTACTGTCATCTGAACCATGGAAGGCAACAACCCAAAAATCATAGTCTTTTTCAGGCACACTAGCATAATTCACATCGATACAATGTTTGAATACTTGGGCAAAATCTTTTTTCCAATCTTCCTCAGTCTCATAGTTGTATGGATTAGGTGGGTAATTTTTATCTAAAGTATATTGTTGAACAGCACGATTTTCAAACAATAGTCCAGAATATTTTTCATAATCTTTTAAAGTTCTTTCGGTTCCAAATCCGAAAGGTCCATCGTGACCTTCTTGAGTTTCACCATCCATACCAAATAATTTTCTATTTGTAAGGTGAGACTTGTTGTTTTTATCAACCCACTGCTTGTCATCATCCCATTGTTTGGTCCTTCCCTTACGAGTATACTCGTGCCAAATAAGAACTTTATGTGGGTGAAACAAGTCATAACCCCAAGTATATGCTCTTGCGGCAATTGAGATTTCTTCACCATGGAAATAATATTCAGGATTGTGTTGAACCTCCGTTGAGAATTGTCCAAGAGTGAATGCGTAGTGCGCAGAATAAAATCTTGCGGTGACAGGTTCTTTCATATCTCTCCACCCTGGAATTGTTTCAGGAAGAAAAAATACTGCACCCTCGGGAATAAATCTATCAAACACCATTCTCCATGGTTCTTGAACTCTACCAGCTGGGTCGTTCTCAGGGTCAAATGATGAAACATATCCTGTTAACAAAGGTTTCTTGTGTCCTTTCTTTTGTAGTTGTTTAACCATCTTAATCATTTCATCGTCCCAATTGGGTGCAAATCTCATGTGAGAATCAATTTGCATAGTGTACTCTTCACCCTCGTAAACTTGTTGGGTTAAGTTTCTTGCCCAACAAACACCTTTAGACTCTTCAAATGGAATATCTAAAATTCTAAAACGCTTATCATTTTTATATTCTGTTAAATCATCAAATTTATCCTCAGAATTAAATTGTCTTGCAATACCAAATCTGAGATTCTTTGGCCTTTTTGCATTTGCAATCATATCCTTTAAAGTGCTGACAAGTTGGGGGTCTCTATAAGAGGCTATTTGAACAAATATTTTCATTAAATAATTTTTTAATAAAAATAAACATAAGGTTAATAAACTGAATATTTCCTTAAAACAAAAAACCCCTCACAAAAGGAGGGGGTTAGTTTAACAAGGTGTCTCGTTATTTATAAATCCGGTTCCATTTATTACTTCAAATGCTGATGTTCCATCTGACCAATAACCATTATTTACAGGATTTGTTAACGAGGTATCTAAGAATAAGAATTCACCCACTGTTGGGCCTTGTGGTTGAGAGCTACTCGAGTAAACATTCTCTATTGTGACACTTGTACATGCATCAATTGATGTTGCACCAGACGTTAATAGATATGACCAATAAGATATTGTCGGTGTTGGTGTCATACTTGTTGTAGGTGTATTTGTTGGTGTTCCCGATGGTGTTTGGGTTGGGGTTTTAGTTTGAGTTGGAGTCTGAGTTGGCGTTTCAGTCGTTGTTGGTGTCATACTTGTTGTAGGTGTATTTGTTGGTGTTTGTGTTGGGGTTGAAGTAATAGACGCAGTCAAACTCACAGTTGGTGAGTTTGTTGGTGTTTGTGTATTAGTAGGTGTGTTTGTTGGTGTTTGTGTGAGAGTTGGGCAAACAGAAATAGATAGGTAATTACCTGAGGAATCTACTTCAATAACAATAGCATTAAAACTATAAAACCCTGTCATGTTGATTGTTGCTGGTCCTGCAGGAACATTCGAGAGAAAAGATACATCACCCCAAACAGAATCATTTCCATATATTGTAATTGGTCCGTTGATATTATCGCAGGCAACTGATAAAGTTGAACCAGTATAAACACTAAAAGAAGTTCGGGCTGGCGGAGTTACACTTGGTGTTGGTGTGTTAGTTGGTGTCTCCGATGGTGTTTGAGTTGGTGTTTCAGTTTGGGTTGGAGTCTGAGTTGGAGTTTCAGTCGGTGTTGATGTTGCTGTCTGTGTTGGTGTATTTGTTGCGGTAATACTTGGTGTTGGTGTGTTTGTTGCGGTATTAGTTGGTGTTTGAGTTGGTGTTGGGGTGTTTGTGGCGGTTGGAGTTGGTGATACTACAAACGGGAACAAACCAAAATCATAAACAGTAATTATTGTCGGCATCGCGGTAGAATAGGTACCATCTATCAACCAAATATTACAAGACTCTCCCGCAGGAAGTAAAACATTATAATTCCACATTTGATTGGAACACTCTTGATATGAAAAAACACCATTCGAAGAGGTGTTATTAGTTAAAAGATATTTTCTGCACGCCATTTTTTTTGTTTTTATAATAAATATTAGAATAATTCAAATTATTTCAAGTTTTAGTTTTTAACTTGGTGTTACAGTTGGTGTTACACTTGGTGTTACACTTGGAGTTGTACTTGGTGTAGGTGTTATAGTAGATGTTGGTGTTGGTGTTTGTGTGAGAGTTGGGCAAACAGAAATAGATAGGTAATTACCTGACGAATCTACTTCAATAACAATACCATTGAAATTATAAAACCCTGTCATGTTGATTGTTACTGGTCCTACAGGAACATTTGAGAGAAAAGATACATCACCCCAAACAGAATCATTTCCATATACTGTAATTGGTCCGTTGATATTACCACACGCATCTAATAAAGTTGAACCAGAATAAACACTAAAGGAAGTTCGGGCTGGGGGAGTTACACTAGGTGTGGGTGTCGTTGTCGGTGTCACTGAAGTTTCAGTAGGCGTCGCTGTAGGAGTTGGTGTTGGAATAACAATATCATTTTCTAATTCAAGACCAATGTATATTAATTCACTGGTAACAAAGTCAGTAGATGCTGATTGAATCAATACTACATTTCCTGAAGGAGTTGCTCCCGAGACAGTACCAAACACAAAACCGTTTTCTGAACCATTTTCCCAAAACTTCAACGAATTTGAATCACCAGAATAGATTACTGTTGTACCCGATTGGGTCATTGTAAAGGTTACAGTGTTACCGGTAAACTCAGAAAAATAATCAAATCGGTCAACATCATTTGAATCAAATGAGTTGAAATACACTCCACTATTGGGAGAATTTAATGAATTTGGGTTTGTAATACCCTCATCAATTATTGTATTTCCAGAAGTTGGTAATCCTGTGGGGTTTGTAATAAAACCAAAAGGTATTATACTTTGAATCTGTACATCAACTAAAGTGCTCAAAGTGATATTATACGAACTTGTGAGAGTTACTGTTTGATTGGCATTTGAGTCTAAGATAATTGTTTGAGTATTAAGGACTGTTACAGTGCCTGGTGGGTCCTGAACTCTTAGTGTTGCTAATAAAAGTATTCCATTCGCAGATGAGGTTGAAGACAATCCAAGAGTTGTTGTGTAAACACCCGAACTAGGATTTGCTGAATTATTAGTGTCAGCAATGACTTGGTTTCCACCACCTGCTGCAGGACATGGCCAAGGATTTTGTGGACCTAAAGGTAGTGTCCCCGAATAGAATGTTGGTCTAGGAATACTGTTTATAGTAACACCAGTTATACTGGTAAATGGACTACAGTTTGAAATGTATAATTCAATTTGTCCTGGTGTTTCGGTTGGAGTTTGAGTTTGAGTTGGTGTGTTTGTTGGTGTCTGAGTGTTGGTTGGTGTTGGAGTTTTAGTAGGTGTTTCGGTATTTGTTGGGGTATTTGTTGGTGTTTCAGTTGTGGTTACTGTGGGAGTATTTGTTGGTGTCTCAGTTGTAGTTACCGTAGGTGTATTCGTTGGTGTCTGAGTGTTAGTTGGTGTTGGAGTTTCAGTAGGTGTCTCAGTGTTAGTTGGTGTTGGAGTTTCAGTAGGTGTTTCAGTAGGAGTAGGGGTTGGTGTTGTAGGTGGGAAACAACAATCGGTATCGTATACAACACTGACTGGTGTTGAACCCGATAATACAACCAACGAATCTTTTTCGAAACAAAACTCAAATCTGAATCTTACAATATCAGGATATGTTGTAGCCGTCAGGGTTCGGTTGTAAGTGTAAAGGCTATCGCAACTAGTCATTTGAACTATCGTGTCACCAGTTATTTCTACTGATACAAACTGATAACATTCGTCCAAAACACAAGTAGCTGTTGGAGTCGGTGTCATTGTTTCCGTTGGTGTGGGTGTAGAAGTTGTCGAAGTTTCGGTTGGTGTCGGAGTTGGTGTCGGAGTTACTGAAGTCTCAGTAGGTGTTGGGGTGGCGCCACCACAACAATCAAGAACAACATAATATGTGTAAATTGTTCCCTGAAACCCAACATACGAATTAATCAGAACTGGTGGTGTTGACAAGCATACCTGTATCCCACTATATCCTGCGATTTGAACGGTTTCGGTTCCACCACTACAGTAAGTCAATTCCCAAGTGGCACCTGAAGCGACACCTCCAAATATTTCATATTCTAAACAACCTACACATGGTTGAGTTAAAGTTGGAGTGGGAGTTGGTGTTTGTGAAGAAGTCACACTTGGTGTTGGAGTTGGTGTGGGTGGTGGTGAACAACTTGCACCTTCAGTGATTTCAATCCAATTATTGTAAATATTGATTGTTCCTTCACATAGGCAAGTCGTAAACACCTGATATGCCCCAAGGCGATAATCAATGACATTACCATTACAATCTGTGGCAGTAAACACCGCCGAAATCGGTTCCAAGTTTTTAAATGTGTATTCAACACAATTACAAGCCGTAGGTGTGATTGTTGGTGTGGGGGTATTTGAGGAGGTATTTGTTGGAGTCGGTGTATTTGATGATGTTGCCGTTGGCGTTAAATTAGCGGTAACACTTACCGTTGGACTATTACTCGGTGTCGGAGTTAAGAAAACATTTCTACATGGTCCTACTGTTAAAACAGTTATATCAGGACAACTTGAGGTTGGTGCCACACAAGCACATACATTTACAGAATTGTATTGTGAAAAATTACTCAATCCGAAATAAGAGGGACCTTGACTTACAAAATTTCCATTACAATCTACCCAATTTATATTTTCACCACATTGGGTTGCCCCTGTGAAATAAACTGTATAAGTTTGACAATCACAACCACTTGTAGTTGGTGTTGGTGTGTTAGTGGGTGTAACTGATGGTGTTACAGTATTACTTGGTGTTTGAGTATTAGTTGGTGTTTGAGTGTTTGTTGTAGTTGGTGTAACAGTGGGTGTCACTGAAGAAGTGGGTGTCGGAGTTGGTAAATTACATCCTGCACCCAAATTAGTTTGAGTCGTGAGACAACTTGTAATCACACAGTCACCACATATACAAACATAAATTGTTGAACCTGATGTAAAAACATTATTAGTATATTGTGGAAAATCTGATGCTGATTTAGTAATTAGAGTTCCAAAACAATCAATGTAACTAATCGTGTTCGAACAATTTTCATTAAATGTGAGCTCAATAGTTTTACATTCACAAGGTGTTTCCGTTGGCGTTTGTGTTGGTGTGGATGTAACTGTTTGGGTTGGAGTAACTGTTGGTGTTGCAGTCATAGATGCTGTCACGGATGGTGTTGGAGAAACTGACACACCTTCACAACAGTTATTATAAAAAGAATAACTTAGAATCGAATTGTTGTAATCCACAAATTCGATACCAAGAAACATTTTGATGTTCTGATTTTGATTTGCACTTCCTGAAGTAAAAGATATTCCAAAATCCGAATAGTTACTAAACTGCGATTTACTAGTAACATCATAGACATAATTACCATCAAAGGGTCCATCAGCATCGAGTAATTCAACTCTCAAGTCCCAACTATTATTGATTTGAGAAAATAAACTGGTTAAATCAACAAGTCCAGTGCCAGCTGGTGATGTTCCTCCTGAAACTGAGAGTGACATTGTGTTAACACCCGTTACTGTTGTGTCACTATTAGTTGCTGCAAACCTAAAATCCCCATCAAAAACCGAGTCGGCTACCCATGTCCACCAATATGGTCCATAAATTGTTGGTTGACTACCACCAATTGTAGTTCCTGAAATACATCCTTCTTCTTGTCCCAAAGTTACTGTGTACGGATAGACACCCGTTGGAGAAGATAGAGAAACGAATCTGTTCCATGGACCAAACGACTCACAAGAAGTTATAACTGCGGTGGTGGGTCCACTGATAAGAATATCAACATTATTCCAACAATTAGTTGTTGCACAAGTTGGCGTAGGGGATACCTCAAAAGTATTTGTTGGAGTTGATGTGTGAGTTGGTGTGACTGTGGGTGTGGGAGTAGGACAAGGGTCATCAAAAGGCCAAGCTGAACCACCACCTCTACAAGGGGTAGAATATGAATTGACAGTCACCGCAGGACCACCAACAGTACCGGTCACAAAACAATAATCATCAAGATTGTAAGTTCCAATTGGTAAACCATCCAAAGTAACAATAGATTCGTCACAACAAGTCAATCCTGTAATAAATGCGGTTGACGCCGTTACAGTAATGTTAACAATCGATGCACACCTGCCTGGTGGTGTCGGTGTAGGGGTTGGAGTTTGAGTTGCAGAATTAGTTGGTGTTGGTGTCACAAAAAATTGAGGACAAACAACATTAATTGCATCTAAGAAATTTCCACCTGCTTGTGCAGATGTTGCAGAAAATAATAATTGATAATTTTGTTCTTGTGCAACAAAATTAACGGTGTTAAATGTCCATTGTCGAGTTACGGCAGTATATTCTGTCGGGAAATAGATAAGACCTGTAGTTTGCCCACTTACTGCAACAACTAAAGTATTTAAAAAATCTTGTCTACCCATATGGGCAAACTGAATTTGGTATTGGGTACCAGGTGTGGCGTAAAAGTCTTGAAATAATGCTTGAGGGGTGGCAACTCTTGCATTTACCTCAGCAAAGAAATTACCCACATATGCCATGTAATTTTGGAAACCATTTGGCCAAATTTCGATGCTTTGGTCTGAAGCTGTAGTATCCCAAAAAGGAATACACTCTTTCGGGTATTGTACTGGATTCGTTGTTGGACCTCCACAATATTGTCCTAAACAAGGGGATACACAATCTGCAAAATCTTCAAAAGAAGTGTTACCCAGTCTTCCACAAGCTAAAGTTGGTGTTGGAGTTGGAGTTGCTGTTGGTGTTTGAGTTACTGTTGCAACAAACTGACATTCAGGAGCAGATGAAGCTCCTCCTACATATGTTCCGGTATTTTTGATGTATGTGAGACCATAAGGGGCAATTGGATTAAACAACCAAACATCACCATTAGCGTTTGTTATGTATAAATCATCATCATTTATAAACATTCCTAATGCATAAGGAATAGATGGTTGAACTATAAACTCCAACACCATTGCACCGGTTGAGTAGTTATAACCTCTTATGTAACCATCAACGGTTGTTGCATATAAAATGTTATTAGTTGTTAGAATCAAATCTCCATAAACATCCCCTATTATATTGAATTTTGGCGTTACAACACCCGTAGTTGTGGTAATATCAATTTCAATCACGGTTAAACCACTTGTTGAAATCAATTTTGTATTCGAAATTGCGGTCAAACCTGCACCAAGTTCTACACCTGTTACTGCGATAGTTCGGTTGTATAAAATCGAAAAAGGGTTCAGAGTAATATTATATTCGTAAATTGCTCCTGTGGTGTAGTATGCAGAATAAGTCCAAAGTTTTGTTGTTGTATTGGCAATATCTACACCATTACCCAAAATAGGTCCACCTAAAAATACTGATAAAGGTGTAACGGTATTACTCGAAAACTCGTAAATTGCACCCGGTGCTAAGAAAACCACACAGTCATCTAAAGAAGGTGGCGTGGTTGAAAACTCATAATTGTAATCGTACAACGGAGAATAAACATCATAATCCCCGAAATAATAAGGGTTTAGGTAATTAAATGGGATTGTTTGTTCACCAATATCAATAGTTCCTCCACTATAAGGATTAAAAGTTACATTGACTGTTTGTCCACTAAGATTATCACTTAAAACTCGAATTCCGATTGCCATAATAATAAATACTCAATACCTCCAATTAGTTTTTATTAACACACACCTGTATTGATAATTAATGTTCCACTTATTTGTATTATTTTTACACCATCAGAAATTGTAAAATTCGCCCCGATTGGTGGGATGGTTAGTTCACGGTTACCATAAACATGGTCATCAACAGTCAGTTGTCTAAAAGGTTTTGTTGAATATACTGTAACATTTGACGGAAACCCTCCAAATTGATTTATTTGTTGACAAACATCTTGGAAATAACCACCCGTTCTTAAATTTTGGATGAAGACTGCTGAGGGAGTTACAGAAGGTGTTACCGTATTTGTTGGTGTTGGAGTCTGAGTGGTTGGAGTTTGACTTAAACTTACTGTTGGTGTTACAGTTGGTGTAAGTGTTGGTGTTGGCGTAGATGAGGGACAAGGGCCTAAATTAACAATGTTTAAAGGTGCACCATATAATTCAACAGTGATTGATTCCGCACACAGGGTTTCAGAAAATAGAGGTGCAATTGGAGTTATGTTTATACTACCAGTACAACTCGTCCATTTATAATACCCTTCTTGAACAGAATTGTAATTTGTTACTCTGTAGTATAAACAAGACATAAATTGAAAATCAAACTTGTGTTACGGTAAGAATGACCGACGGTATTTCAGGTCGTGTAGGATTAATTGCTGCAACATCATAGGCAAATCCCAAACGAATATCACTAACTCTAAACTT